CGGGCGAGTCTTGGGATGATGCTATCAAGCCTGATGTTGCTCGTGAGTATTCCCTTGTTGATGGCAGCGATATGTATTTTAAGTTTGTTGTTGCTGATCAGAGTGATGTTGACGAAGTTAGTAGAGCAGTTGATACCTACCGTGAAGCGGGCGTGGACGTTCCTGTATATCTCATGCCGCTTGGGGGTAGGTCGGAAGAATACACTCTCAACGTACAGGAGGTGGCGAACCTCTGTATGGAACGAGGGTGGAGGTTCTCGCCAAGACTGCACATTAGCCTATTCGGAAATGCCTGGGGCACTTAAAGAAAACTTAGATAGTATTCCAAAAGGCATTAAAAGCGAAGAGGAATACGAAAAGATAAGGAAGCAATTATGAAAGATCCAAAAGTAGCCGAAATGATAAAAGAACTTAATACACTTATTAAAGATGTAAATAGGTTAAACGTAAAATTATATAAACAAGGAGTATCCTATCGGTTGCACGATGGATACAACGATGATACAGAATCTAAACTTATTGAGATACAGTATCTAAAACAAACGGTGGAATACTAATGAAAAAGTGGCTTAAAGACATAACAGGTATAACTGCTAAAGAAAAAGAAATTGAAGAAAAAGAACTAGCTGTTTTAGATAAAACAGATCCCAAAGCTGCTGCAACAAAACGTGGTGAGCCTTGGGTAAACGTTCTTGATATGCAAGTTAATGAAGAAAACATTAGAAACGGGTTTTTTGAGTTAGATTGGAACAAGTTTTTTATTCAAGAATTAATCCAAAACGGTTATGGTACAGAAGCTGATTTAGAAGAAGAAATAGTTGATCGTTGGTTCCGTGATATTATTTACAATATGTTACAGGAAGAAGGACTTGACACATCACGAAATGCCGGTTATATTAATGTAGTACCAATAGACAAAGGCAAAAGTGAAGTATCATGACTTATATTTTAATTGACACTGCTAACACATTCTTCCGTGCTCGACATGTTGTACGTGGCGACATTGATACTAAAGTTGGCATGGCAATGCATATTACCCTTAACAGTATTAAGAAAGCGTGGCAGGACTTTAATGGTTCGCACGTTGTTTTCTGCTTAGAAGGACGCAGTTGGCGTAAAGACTTTTACGAGCCGTATAAGCGCAACCGTAAAGAACATCGCGATGCAATGAGTCCACGTGAAGCAGAAGAAGATAAAGTGTTTTGGGAAATCTTTGATGAGTTTAAAGAGTTTGTTACAGACAAGACTAACTGCACTGTATTACACAATCCTGTACTAGAAGCAGATGATCTTATTGCTGGCTGGATACAAAATCATCCAGATGACGATCATGTAATTATTAGTACAGATGGCGACTTTGCACAATTGATTGCTCCTAACGTGCGGCAATATAATGGTGTTAGTAACACAACTATTACCCATGAAGGATACTTTGACGACAAAGGTCGTCATGTTGTGGATAAGAAAACTAAAGAACCTAAAGCGTCACCAGATCCTGCTTTTATGTTATTTGAAAAATGTATGCGTGGTGACACTAGCGATAATGTGTTTAGTGCTTATCCAGGTGTACGCAAGAAAGGCACTAAGAACAAAGTAGGTTTGTTAGAAGCATTTGCTGATAAAGAAACTAAAGGTTACAATTGGAATAACATGATGCTACAACGTTGGGTAGATCATGAAGGTATAGAGCATCGTGTACTTGATGATTACAATCGTAACGTAACACTTTGTGATTTGACTGCACAACCTGAAAATATTAGACAAGAAATAAATAACACAATTAATCAAGCAGAAAGTAAAAATGTAAGTCAAGTAGGCATGCGTCTAATGAAATTTTGTGCTCGTTGGGACTTACAACGTATTGCAGATCAAGCAGCTAGTTATGCTGAACCATTACAAGCGAGATATAATTCATGAGCGTAAAAGCAAAACCAGTATTAGAAAACAAATTTTGGATAGTAGAAGATAACGGACAAAGAGTAGGCACATTGAGTAAAAACGAAGATGGCTTTATTCTTGCAAAACAAGGCGATGTTAAAGTTTACTCAAACGAACGTCAGCTAAAAAAACATGTTGGTTTGCAATTTATTTTAAAACAAATTAACAACAAAAATTCAAACGAAATATATGAAGTACATGGTTATCCATCAAAAGGATTACCTTATAATAGTATGTTTGATATTAAAAGAAAATTGCCTTTATTCACTAAAAGTGAAAAAAGTAAAAGTGTTTATTGTGCAGGATTTTACTTAATCAAATTCAATGTTAATTGGCTTAAAAGTTTTTGTCCAAAACTGATTACAATAGAACGTAATGATTACATCGGGCCTTTTAAGACTGAATTAGAAATGAAAGAAAAACTAAAGCATGTCAATAGAACCAATTAATACTATTCCATTACAACAATTTATCCAAAAAGTAAAATCAGCAGATAGTAGCAATGCTAGAGAGGTTAAACTTGATATTACAACTGCAAAAAATCTTGCATTTACTTTAGGAATAGTTTTAGCAAGACTAAATGGCGATTTAGAAAAATTTGTTAAAGAAAACGCAGGCGGTTCTATTGAAGATATTGTAATAGAATTAGGTAGTAAAGGCTCGGATTGGTAATTAAAGGCGTATAAAAAGGATAAATATATGCGTAGTTAATCGGAGACGCATATGAGTAGACCTAAGCCAAATATACTAATGGAATATACCAATCCAGCTACTTACAAATGTGAACAAATTTTAGCAGCTGAAGCAATTTGGGCTGTTTTTTATAATAATGAGCCTTTTAATCTTAAAAGTTCAAATGGTTTAACAAACTACCCCGGTCCTAAGTATAAAAAAACAAGTTTCTCAAACCCTGGTCATGCACATAATCTAGCAAAAAAATTAAATCAAATGTTTAAAACTGATTTGTTCACTGTTGTAAAGTTAACTAACGGTGAAACTATTTCAAATGAATAAAATTGTATACACAAAATTATTTTTACGAGAATTAGGACAAAGCACAAGCGAACAAAATGTAAAAGCAATGATGCCTATATGGTGGTACAACACACGTAATAAAGATGTTGGTGGACTTAGACTTACCGACGACGGCATGGATGTTATTACTAAAATAGAACTACAAACATATGATATTCCATATCCACGTGATATGCCCATGACAACCCAAGTTATTATCTTTTTAGATCAATTTATTGACTGTCCTTACTATCTTACAAACAGAAGTATTACTGTTACAAACGAAAAAAAAGCAGTCGAACTTACTCTCTTTAGTGGCGATTTACGTAAGTATGGACTTACAAAAGCAATGAAGAGACAAGGTAATGAGAATTGATTTACATGGATGTCACATACACGAAGGATGGCGCAAATTTAAACGTTCTATAGAACGAGCATATTATGATAATTATAAAAAAGTTACAGTAATAACAGGACAAGGTGCAATGATGCGTGAATTTCCTACATGGGCACAAAATCATCCACTTATTAGAGAATACAGACAAGAAAGACACAATCCAGGAAGTTTTTTGGTAAAATTAAAGAAAAAAGGTTGACCTTTGATATCAATTACTATATAAATTATGTATAGGCACTGAAACAAAAAGGAATACACATGTCAGAAGCACGTACTCTTAATCCAAATAAAGCTAAAAATGCACTGCGAGTTGCAATGCAGAAACAACGTCCGATCTTTTTGTGGGGTCCTCCAGGTATTGGTAAGTCGGATATTGTTGCGCAGATTACAAATAGTCTGCCTAATAGTTTTCTAATTGACATTCGTTTGTCACTTTGGGAACCGACAGATATTAAAGGCATTCCGTATTTTGATAGCAATGCTAACAAAATGGTTTGGGGTGCTCCAGCAGAGCTGCCAGACGAGGCTATGGCAGCTGAATACGATCATATTGTTTTGTTCTTAGACGAGATGAACTCAGCTGCTCCTGCTGTACAAGCGGCAGCGTATCAGTTAATTCTCAATCGTCGTGTAGGACAGTACAAACTGCCCGACAACGTGATTATCGTTGCGGCAGGTAACCGCGAAGCAGACAAAGGTGTTACATATCGTATGCCTGCTCCGCTTGCTAACCGATTTATTCACATCGAAATGGGTGTTAATTTTGACGACTGGTTTAACTGGGCAGTTGACAATAAAATACACCAAGATGTTGTCGGTTATTTGCAATTTGCTAAACAAGACTTATACGATTTTGATCCTAAAAGTTCAAGCCGTAGTTTTGCTACTCCACGTAGCTGGAGTTTTGTAAGCGAATTGCTAGACGATCAACTCGACGAAGGCACTACAACAGATTTGGTTGCAGGTGCAGTTGGTGAAGGGTTGGCTGTCAAATTTATGGCGCACCGTAAAGTCGCTGCAAACATGCCGAATCCTACCGATATTCTCAACGGTAAGGTTAAAGAGCTACAAACAAAAGAAATCAGTGCCAAGTATTCCTTGACTGTATCTCTTTGTTATGAACTTAAAGAAGCATCAGACGCAAATGATAAAAAGTTTGATGACAAAGTAAACAACTTCTTGCGTTTTGCAATGGATAATTTTGAAACAGAATTAGTAGTAATGGGCATTAAACTTGCACTTACACAATATTCGTTGCCAATTGATCCAGACGAAGTTGAATGCTTTGATGAGTTTCATGAGCGGTATGGCAAATACATCAAGGCTGCACAAAGCGCATAACGGTGTATAATGGGCAACTTTCGAGTTGCCCATTTTTTTTGGTTGACAGATATGTAAATAGTGTTATATTAATATTAGCACTGATGAAAGGAATACAATGTTAGACTTTAGTTACGTAACCGCAATGAAAATGTCTGCAAAAGAAACACAAACAAAATTAAAATCATGGCAGCCAGATCCTGATATTTCTGAAAAAGATTTGCTTGCTATGCGTGAAGAAGTACATGAGCGCATTATTACTGCTCGTGTAGGTTTGTTGTTGCGGCATCCGTTTTTTGGTAACATGGCAACACGTCTAAAAATTGTACCTGCAGACGAGTGGTTAATGACTGCCGCAGTAGACGGTCGTAACTTATATTACAATACACAATTTTTTAATGCTATGGACAATAAAGAGATTGAATTTGTCCTTGCACACGAAATTTATCACATGGTATATGATCATTTAGGTCGTAGAAATGATCGTAATCCAATGCTTTATAATATTTCAGCTGATTATATTGTAAATAATGAACTTGTAGACGGACGGATCGGTACTAAACCTAAAATTGTGGATTGTTATCAAGATTTTAAATACCGTGGCTGGACAAGTGAAGAAGTTTATGACGAATTGTTTGAAAAAGCTAAAAAAGAAGGTGAAGAATTTTTAGAACAACTTGGCGAAATGTTAGACGAGCATTTGGACTTAGAAGGTGACAGTGAGGAAGAAGGTAAAGGAAAAGGGCGTCCTAAGTACAGCAAAGCTGAAATTGATCAAATAAAAGATGAAATTAAAGAAGCAATGATTAATGCTGCTCAAACTGCTGGTGCTGGTAATGTGCCTGCTGGAGTAGAACGTCTTATAAAAGAACTTACAGAGCCTAAAATGAACTGGCGTGAATTGTTACGTCAGCAGATTCAAAGCACTATCAAAAGCGATTATACATTTAGTCGTCCTTCACGCAAAGGCTGGCACACAGGTGCTATTTTACCAGGTATGAACTTTATGGATACTATTGACATTTGTATTTCAATAGATATGAGTGGTTCGATTGGTAACGATCAGGCTAAAGACTTTTTAGGTGAAATTAAAGGCATTATGGACGAATACAAAGATTACCGTATTAAATTGTGGTGCTTTGATACGGCTGTATATAATGAACAGGATTTTAGTGCAGACGGTGGCGAAGACTTGACAGAATACGAAATCTTTGGTGGCGGTGGCACTGACTTTATGGTTAATTGGACATATATGAAAGACAACGATATTCAGCCTAAAAAGTTTATCATGTTTACCGACGGCTATGCTTGGGATAGCTGGGGAGATGAGAACTACTGTGATACTATTTTCATTATACACAGTAACCATAATAAAGAATTGCAATCACCATTTGGCGTTACTGCTCATTACCAGGAGGCAGCGTGAAAAATCTAATTAAAGAATTAGATGTACTAAAATTAAGACGTGTTGATTTTTGTCCAGAGCATTTTGTTACAACAGAATTAGAACGTTCTTATAATCTAGAAAACGCTATGGTGACTTGGATAGAAGAAAATCTAAGTGGAAGGTACTTTTTTGGAATAAATGTTATACTTAAAAATAACAATCTATCCAAAGTATATACAATAGGATTCGAAAAGGCAAGCGAGCTGAGTTTTTTCATGTTAGCTTGTCCACATTTAAAATATAATTAAATATGCGCAGATAATTACATATGTAGAAGGAGAAAAAATACATGTCAGCGACAGAAGCACAAACTTCAAATGATTTAAACATTCAAGACCTAGCAGTAATGCGTGGTGTTATTGAATTGGCAACCGAACGTGGAACGTTCAAAGCCCAAGAGCTTGCTGCTGTAGGTACACTTTTCAACAAACTAGATACTTTTCTAAAAACGGTTGAAGAGCAAGCAAAAGCAGCACAAGAAGGTGCTGAAGCAGCACAACAACCAGCCGATGACGGCACAGGAGAAGATAATGGCTAACATTAAACATGTGGGCAGAATTGCCCACAATCAAAGAAAGGTTATTGTTGCATACAGAGTTATTCCTGGCGATCCAGAGCACTGTTTAATTGTAGCAACAGAAAGCCTTAGTGCAGATGAACACGATGCACTAATTAAAGCTGTAGAATCAGCAAGTGGACAATCAGCATATGAATTTGCTGAAGCTATGGCTCGTAACAGTTTACCAGATGGACGCAATATGCTTGCTGGTTTTCAAAAAACTGGTAAATTCCAAAAAGTACCAACTAAGCTAGTTGAAATGACTCCTAATACAGTAACTTCAGTAAATCTTGCTGAATTAAACCAAATTATGGCAGATCAAAAAGGAGTCACTGTTAACGATTTAGCACTTAAAGACGAAAACGGTAATACTGTACCTGTCCGCTCAAGTGCGTCTGATACACCTGTTGATGCAACTGCTTTGTACTCAGATGAACCAGCAACATCACAGACAACAGATGGCGTATTAAGTGACGAAGATTTAGCTGCTCAATACCGTTCACAAGCAGATGCTTTGTTTAAAGAAGCTAAAAAATTGCGTGAACAAGCAGAAGAACTTTCACCTACAAAAAAAAGAAGTAGCAAAAAATCAACTGAAACAGCATAATGAAAAGAAAAGAATCGTACTGGCAGGAGATATTCGATACTGTTGATATGAAATTTCTGCCAGTAAACTATATGAAATCGATTGAAGTTGAATTCATATCTGGAGAGCTGTGGGAAATTGATTTAATGCAACAGGAAACTGAAGAAGTTCCTGTTGACCAAGTTTTAGATGATTTTTTTGAAGAATATGAAGAAGAAATTAAAGAAGTTAATTTTAAAATGAATTTTGAGAAAATCAAATACGATATATCAAAACGTACAACTAAATTCCTAAAACATAACAAATAATAAATGCCCTACAGTGATAAATACAATGTACGATAAAAATAATTGTCACCTAGGAGATATTTAACATGGCTTTGCGACTTAGACGCGGTACTGATGCAGAACGCTTACTAATCACCCCAGCAGATGGGGAAATGATCTGGACAACAGATACACAAGAATTATATGTTGGAAACGGCTCAACAGTGGGCGGTATTAGAATTACAGGCGCATTAAATGATAGTCCGGAAGCCCTAACAAGAAACTTAGATCTAGCTACTAATACAATTTTTGGTTCTGGCGATATAAACATTGCTGGACAAATTACTACATCAGGATCTATTACTGCTACAGGCACGGTGACAGCCGGTAGTTTGGTAGGCGATGGTAGTCAGATATATAACCTAAGTGCTGCAAACCTAGATGTAAGTGATTTAGTTGTAGAAGGTGGAACTTATTATCTTAACGTTGTAGGCCCAGACAGTAGTATTGTACTTGATGCATCAACAGGTGATTTAGATGTAAATGATGTAAATACGGCCACTCTTGTAGTAAGTCAAGATGCAAGTATTGGAGGCAGTGTTACTGCTAATCAATATTTTGGCGATTTAATTGGCGAAGTACATGCAGAAGATAGTACAATTGTAATTAATAGATTTGGCGAAATTTTTTCAGATCTATTAACATCTACAGTTTCTTTAGAAATAGCAAATGCAACAGGCGGATCTGTTTTGCAGCAACCTACTGAAGATACTGAAGCACAACACAATTTTGTTAGAAGGCACAGTGATACATTAACAGCTGGCGATAATGCAGGTAGATTAAGATTTAGAACATTAGATACAAACGATGACACAATAACAGATCATTGTGATATAGTAGGCGGTGTATACGGTGTAGCTATTAGAACAGATTTGGTAAATGGCGGAGGTATTAACAAGTCAGCTTATTTCCATGACGGAAAATTAGGTTTAGGAACCGCTCCCCAAACAGATTATAGATTTACTTCAAACGGAAATATTAATGTACTGGAAGGAAAACTTACTTTAGGTTCTGTAGAAACTAGCGAAGTTGGTACACCAGTAAATGGTGATGTAGTTTATGCTCCGGGTGCAGGTAGAGTTTTCTTTAGAGAAAATGGAGCATGGGTATTTCCATTAACAGCAAGTGAAAGTGCTGTTTATTTAGAAAACACACTACCTATACAACAAGCCAACTATAGCACAACACAAATCGGATTAGGATTAAGTGGTGCACAAGAAACAGGCGTGTTACTTTTTAACACTACCGAAAAACAATTGCAAGTTTACAACGATGGTTGGAAAAATGTAGCAAGCGATGGCGGTGTGTTTAAAGGTGATGTCAACGGATCTGTAGGATTAGATGATAGTACTACTATTATTGATGGCACAGACGGTAAAATTACTGCACCAAATACTGTTACATTTGGAAGTTTTTCTACAGCAGAAAGAGATGCAATAGTAGGACCACAAGGCGGAATGGTTATATTTAATAATGTTACTGCCAAGTTACAAGTGTATAACGGAAGTACATGGTTAGACTTACACTAAGGTAAGTCTAACATTTTTTATCTATCAAAAATTTCTATTTTTTGCTTCGGTTTAGTTGGAAAAACAAAATTATTGTTATGATGTTCTCTACGGTTTCTTTCTTCATTTTTAAAGCCGATACCCATTAATAGCATAATATTATTTTCTGCATTTAGGATGTTTTTAATTTCTTCTGCATCATAACAACTACAACAACCTGTATTAAGTCCGAGCATACTAGCAGTCAAATTTGCATACCCAGCTGCAATACCAACTGCAACATGAGTGTCTCTAATTAAATTTTCTACAGATTTACTTGTTAAAGATCCTTTAACTTTTTTCTCGTACCACTCGTCGTTTCTTACTTCGTCATCATTTACATCAAAAGGATTACTTGCTTCAAAAGCTAGTACTAAATTAGCTAAAATTTGACTATTTGTTGTACTCGCTCCAGTTTCAAAATTATATGTAAATCCGTCAGTATTTTCGTGAATAGATTCTATAATATTTCTATCTTGAATAAAATGTACTTTATAAAAAGCCATGTTTTGTTTGCTAGGACAATTTGCTACTGAATGTTTTAACAGCTCTAAATCATCCTCTGGAATCTGTTTATTTAAATCCCAGTTTCTTTGGCAGTGTTGACTACGTATAACTGCCTTTTTAACATCGTTGTATGTGGTTTGCATAGTACTCTCCTATGCAATTATTTATCTATAATTGTTGCTACTAAATGTATGCGATCTTCTCTACTAGAATTTATAGCAGTATGATGTACTGTTGTGTCAGTGATATACCATTTATTTTGTTCTAAATGCATCATTTCATCTTGTATAATCATTATGCAACCTTCTTGTGTTTTTAAGGGAAAATGTACTCTAGGATGATCATCTTTGTGCCAGCTCATACAAGTTTTTGGCCTACTTCGTATTAGTCGTACCCTACCTACAGTAAATTTTTCTTTTAATGCATTATATACGATTTCAAAAGGTGTATCTTTAAATTGTGTGCAAAGAACTGTAAAATCTTTTTCTTCTACTTTGTCTTTTCTCAAAGGCACAACCATTTTTTCTTGTTTATGATCGTAGTAACTATTGTCCCAATCAAAATGAAGACTTCCTCTTCCAAAATTATAATTTTCTTCTTTGCCTACGATAGAATTTAAACATATTTGATCAGTATCGTCTTTATATACTATTTTTCCTAGTTCTATTAACTTTTGTAATTCTTTATACAAATCATATGTAGGTAAATCTAATTCTTCAAATTTATTCATTTACTTGTTCCATTAACAGACTTAAATCCAAAGTGTTATTTTTATTTTTGTTTTGAATTTGTAAATAATTCTTCAAAACATCATTATCAAGTTTTTCAGTTCCAATGGTATTTATACATACATCAAACCATTTCATTACATCTGATTTATTGATACATTTTATATTTTTCTTTTCAAATATATTTTTTGCATCTTCTATGTATTTTATAAAATGTTTTGGCACTTTGGCTAAACTAAGTTCAAATGGTAATAATACAAAATTTGGATTAATTAGATACATTTTGTTACAATTTGTTACATGATTTATGTAATTGGGGAAATCTTTAACTGTAAGCAAATTCACAGTAGGATTGAAACTGATACACAAAGTTTTTTTATGAGATGATAAAATGTCTAAATTATTATTCCATTGATCCCAATCCGAGCCATGTCTTACATTTTCAAATATTTTTCCAGTTGACTCACCGCTGAATCCCCATACCCAATTCCATTTAGTTTGTTCCATATATGAAATTAATGTATCTAAAATATTACTGTGCATATTGCCATTGCTAGTGGTAACCATAATTATATTTGTATCATTTGCATTTGTTTTAATCAAATTTTTAATAAATTGGTGATAGCCTTTACTTAATGTTGGCTCGCCGCCTAACATATTAATACGCACTTCTTTATTTTTATTGAGTAGTTTTTGTATGTAATTTGTAACAACTTCAACATCTTTTTCGTCGTGTTTAGTAATACTGTTTACTAAATTTTTTTCTTTTGCAATTGTACTGCTGTCTATTTCACTACAATACACACATCCTAAATTACAAACATTATCAAATTTCAACTCAATAAATTCTACTAAACTATCTACATCTTTATTTACATCGATTGGTTTGTTATACAAATCTCTATATGAAGCATTTGATTTGTTATCATGATTCCAACAATAATTACACTGAGCATTTTTTATGTTGTTTAAAGATTCAAGTCTGCGAGTAACTATTCCTTCACTATGATTTATAAAATTTTCATCTAAAATATGATATTTTTCACCAATTGATTTACAACAGTGTTTTATAATTTTCTCGCCAAAATCAATGTTAATGTCAGTCCAGCTTTTCGAACACAATGCCATAATTCAAACTCAATCCTATTTTAAAAGATGCTTCTTTTTTAAGAAGATTTTCAGCCCAATGTATTCTACAACTATCAAATACAATAATATTTCCTGGTTTCCAGTCGTGCTCAGCTTCAATTGAAAGCCTGTCAAATGTGCTATAAGGAACAAAATATGGTTCGCTTATGTGTTCGTTCCACCATTTTTCGGTTATAACATTTTCTTTTTCTAAATACTTTACACCATATTTTTCATAATCGTAAAGAAAGTAAACACCACAACTTTTCTGTCTTGCTACTTCTCTATCTAATGTATCTATACTGTTACAACCATTACGCATACGAGTGCTAGGACCGTAGAAATATTGATTTGCAGTGTATAACTTAGGAAAGTTGTCCGTATCTATTTCAATAGGTACAACAACACTTCTAGTGCCAATTACTCCTGCTTTTTCTTCGTCGGCTCTAAAGTCTCTGTTGTCAACATGAACATCGTGTGGAGGATGATTAATACAGAATGCAGTATCACCGATTAAAATTTCATTTTCATTTAAGTAGGGCTCAATATATTTTTTACTAAAGTCTTGAACAAATTTTTGTCTGTGAACCATTCCATCTCGGTACCAAAAAATTCTATCTTTAGGTAATTCATCAGGTAAATCAAGAAAGTTTTTGACAAAATCTTTACACTCTAGTAGTACGTCACTCGGAATAACATTTTCCAAACTTACACTTGGATTTTCACTACCAATTGCCTTTTCAACTTTGTCATTTAATGCCCATGCATCTTCATGACTCATTGGTATGTTCATCAATTCTCCTTTTAGGTATTTTACTATCAGCACTACTAACACAAGACTTAGTCATACATGGCATAGGTTTATCAAATAATTTAAAACCAGTTTCTATATTGCCAAGAGGCACATCATGACAACTGTAACTACGTTTAATACTGCCATCGGGCTCACGAATAATAATACCTTGATATCCAGCATTACAACTCCAACCTTCGAATTTATTAAATTCAAAAGCATTAAATCTTTCTGCTTGATCCATGTACCACTTATTACCATCTTTATCAGTAAACTCTACTTGAAAATGCCAAGGTACACTTGCATCAGGTTTGCCCATAATACCTACAGGAATTTTGAAGTTTGGTTTGGGTCTACCTTCCCACTTGCGTTTTGTTTCTGTGTAGGCTCTTTGTGGCATTCCGTTCCAGAGTCTTTTAAGCATATCCCCAGTGTATCCATCAACCACTTTTGACGCAGTCGGATCCGATTGGGGTTTAAGTGTAACGTTGATTCCTTGCTCGTGGAAGAAGAGGGCGTTTTCCCAATCTCTTTCAAACCATTCCGGAACCATGACCATATTAATTGTAACTTGTACATCGTGTTCTTGACACAGGATTAATTTATCTGCAAAGTCCTGCATCTTCTCCTTTGTATTTAAGTGTTCTGTGTGCAAACTAGCCGTTATACTTGCTCTATGGAAAGGTTTTGCTTTTTCTACATAATCTTCAAACCACTTCATTGGGCGTGAGCAGTTTGATGTCATATGTATGGAAGTATAATTAGTATTAGGCACATCATTAGCCAAGTGACCAAGTATGTCCAAGTACCCTGGATGAAAGGTAGGCTCGCCGCCAGACAGACTAAAATGGAAACTGTTAAAACCGTTATCACGTGCTTGCTTCTTTATCTCATCTATAGTTGCTAGACACAACTCAGTTGGTCTATGATCTTTTCTGTCACTTCTTGCATAAGGCCAACAGTAACTACACCTATAGTTACAAAATCTTCCTAGTAACCAAGATACCGTAAAGATATCTCGGTAGAGGAGCGTTCGTTGTCCCACTTGGATAATGTCATTAAAAGGTATTTTAGTAAAGTCATAATTAGACCATTTTAAATCTTCAGTCATATCTATAGTATACTATCTTTAATTATTTTGTCAATCAAATTCTATTATGTCCAACAGTTGTTAACCAAGGAAATGTTTCTTGCCAATTTGTGCCTCTACGTTTATCAAGTTCTGTTAGGCGCCATTTAAGCATTTTTATAGCTTCGTAATCTGCAGGTGTTTCGTTTATTTCTTTGAAAATAGTGTTTACATAATCCATATATGGACTGTTGTTTCCTTGATACATTATTTGATTTAATTCTTTTAGTTCATCAATTACATCATCGTAAAACCCTTCTGGCATAATTTTTGGATCAAAAAAATGTGGATCGTGACATCTATTATAATTTACACTTACATACCGATGTTTATTCCATTCAATAACTTTACGGACTAATGCCGGAGTAGTTTTTAGACTAAGATTAGTAACAGTCCAATTCATAGTTGGAATAATTTCTGGGCATTCATAAATTAAATAATTTATATTATCTTCCATAACTTCCCAATTATGTGGAAATCTTATATACTCACTTTCTGGTCCAAAAGTATCTACACTAATTACAAATACAACTTCTTTGACTGTTTTGCTAAGTTCTTTTAATTTTTCGCATCCTCTTTTAAAAAGTTTAGGTTTTACTTCCATATTGCTGTATATTTCTATATCACATTCCGGATTAGGATGCTTTATCATCCAATCAACACAGTCCCATGTTTCTTGTTGTATAAAAGGTTCACCGCCTAATAAATCAAACGCTTTAAGACTGCTATAATTGTTTTCCATCCATTTGTAGAATTTTTCCAGTCTTTGTTCGTACGTTTTTTCTTTTATATCTACATCTTGTATAAAACTATGTTTAGGTTCATATTTTTGCATTTCTTTCACCCAAGCACTGCTATACTGAGGCCCACAATAAACACACTTTAAATTACATTTATTATTAAAATGCATACTTACTTGTGTAGGTTTTATACGAGTGGCAGTTGGATTATTAAAAAGTTCTTTTGGAACATATCTTTTGTTATTGTTATTACTAAGCCATTGCATCCTATCGCTAGTTCCGCCTATAGCTTCTTGATCTCGACAATGTTCGCAACCCCATCCATCACTAGGCCAATCGCCATTTAACATTTTTTCTCTATGTTCTACCCATTTTGGTTCATTATGAAAATCAAAATCCTCACCTATTTGATGCATTCCATTTCTGTGACAACTACTACTAGTGTTATCCCATAAACTTAATGTAACTTGACTCCATTTAAGCAAACACGCTCTATTGCCTTTTGCAGGGAACCAATCTGGGTTTTTCCATTCCTTTGTCATATATACTCTCTTAAATTCAAAAGACTGTTATCTTTCTTTTGTATTGCAGTTTTACGTATCCAATTATCTAATTCAACATCATTTTGCTGTTGTGTACCTATACGTGCTTTTAATTGTTCTAACCATTTGTACGTATGATTATATTGTCCCGCATCTAAAAATAAATCTTTATTTGTTTTGATTAATTGCAAGCATTTATCCACATGTATCTTATATGCATCATCTAATTTACTTGGATCTAGTTCGTTTGGCCAGTTTACCCAATTTCCAAAAATTGCAAGTTTGGTATCTGTTTTCCGCAATTCGTTTATGACCCAATCAAAATACTCATACATATGCTTTACAGTAAAAATATTAGGAGTAGGAGCAAGTGTTACATTTACCAATCTAGGATGATTAATATAATCAATGAAGTTGTTTTGAAAACGATTCCAATTCAGTCCATATCTTACTGACTCAGCAACAACTCCAGTAGATTCGTTACTGATGCCTAAACTAATTCCCCATTTTTCAGGCAAACTATCAAATAATGCTAAAAGTTTTTTTTGATTTTTTTCAGTTGCATTGCCATTGGTTAATACACTAAAATTTATTCTGCTATTGTAAATAGACTTTTTTTGCAAAATCATATTCATAAATTTATAAAAGTTTTTACTGTAACTAATTTCGCCACCTAAAAAACTCAAAGGTATAAACTTTTGTTTTAATGCTACATGCTCAAACCAATTTATGAAAGTTTGCATATGAGCATCATTAGGAATATTCATAACATGCTCATGTCCTAATTCTTGTGCAATCCTACTGCTACTAGTAGCATCACAATATATACATGCCATATCACAAATATTATCAAGTGTAATTTCTATATTATTTACATTGTAGTTAACACTAGAATTATCTATCCATTTGTTTTTAAAATCTCTGTATGCAGTTCCAGTTTCTTTATAACTATTCCAACAAAAATTACATGCAGGATTTTCTATACCATTTACTAAATCATCACGTAATTTTTGTATGTGTAAACTATTGTTAAAAAAGTCTTCTGTAACAACCTCAGGAAAAGATTCACGTTGACTTTTACAACAATGGCTTAATGTTTTTGCTCCAAAGTCAACATTTATATCATACCATGCTGCACTGCACAATGTTTTTGTTAATGCCATACGATATAAGATCCTATATTTTCCTGATTAGATTTATGGAATGAATTATCACTTGGTAGCAATTTATCGGCCTGTATTCTTGGATCAAAATAACTGTTAGCGTTCTCATCTTTGTAGCCCATACCTAATAACAATTTAACCTGATTATTCGGACGTCCTAATGCATTACTTATCATTGTAGGATCTTGAATACATGCACAATAACCTGTACTTAATCCTCTACTTTGTGCATTCCAAATAATAAAGCTACTGGCTATACCTATTTCAATCATTGCTTCTTCCAAAGCATTATCGTCAGGATTATTAGATATCCGTGGAGTAAAACAAAATAGATAAGGTGCTAATGTTTGAGGATTTCCTTTATCTGTTTGTGCATCATGTTTAAGGTCTCTCCAGCACCATTCAAAAATATTATGTCTCAACTCAGGGTCCTTCCAATCTAAAACATCAAGATAGTAAGGCATTCTATTTTGTTTACTAGGTGCGTACATGTGTAAGTCTAACAATATATCTTCAACTGTTTCTTGCGTAACTTTTTTATCTAACCATGTAAATGTAGTTTTTCTTTCTTTAATCAAATCACTAAATTCTCTAGTGTAGTTTGCTTCTTCTAGTTTTTTAAAATTATCTTTTAGCAACTGCATTGCTTCTATCATAATTTCAACATCATCTCTATGGTGTTTAAGTAGTTTGTATAACTCACCTTCTATATAAGCATAAACAGCTAATTCTACTCTATGATCAGTTAGGACAAGTTTTTTATTTTTTACAAATTTATGAGAAATCTCGTTAATTAATTTTGGATCTTGATGCAAAATACATCTAGCTATGCCCCACAAAATATATTTCAAATCTCTTTTACATCTACAATTGTCTGTTGTTCTTTTTGGAAAGTTTACTTTTCTAAAAAACATTCCCCATTCGGATAAGTCATCTATTTTTTTGTGTAATTTATGATATGCAACAAGGCTCATATTTTCTATTCTCCGCAGTATTTAGCACTAAATATACGTATATAATGAAGAAAAGGATTCGACATGTATACAATTACAGAATGGGGAGTAAGCAACGAACCGCCAGAGATATTTGCAGAACGTAATAAATTTCCAGCTAAACCAAAATATCCACAAAACTTAAAAACATCTCGTGAAATACACATGAGTGATCAACTAGACTTTTTACCTATTACAGGTTTTGAAGATGCTGATTGGGAGAAAATGCTTTGGGAAGCTAAAAGATTAGAAAAACACTATGTTCCTCATAGACATCATGAAAGTCACAGCGGTTGGAGTAGTTTGTGCATCCATGGCTTGAGTAGTGTACACACAGAATCTCATCATACTTACGGATACAATGACAGAAAAGACGCACCATACAGGTGGACCGACGTAGCAGACTGGTGTCCTACTATTAGAGATTTTTTTGAAAACAGATTTGATTACAAACAGTATGACAGAATACGTATTATGAAATTATCTCCAGGAGGCTGGATTATTCCACATAGAGATAGTATTACACTAGACGAAAATCATATCGGTCCTACTAATATAGCATTAAACAATCCAGAAGAATGCCATTTCTACATGGACGAAATAGGCTATTTGCCTTGGGAACAAGGACGTATTATCAAGTTAAATCTCTATAATATACATTGTGTATATAATTGGAGCAATGAGGATAGATATCATATTATTGCACACGGCAGGTTAGGTGACGGTTGGAACAAACGTATTGAAGAAAGTTACCATCACTGGAGAAAAATTTATGCTTAATATACAACATGCCGTTGTTGTACCTAAAAATATAAAAAACAATATTGATCGAGACCTTTATCAAAGCTGGATGTTGTATTATCAACGTGGACATTATGTAAAACAAAGTGTTGAGCAGCATCCATTTGTATGGGCAGAATCAGTAGATGACATATTAGATATAATTGCTGACAAAAAAACTGAATATCTAATTGTGACTTGGTTTGGAATGTATCATCACGATTTTTGGCATATTCATAAAATGTGTATATATGATATAGAAAGTCATAAAACAGAGTGGAGTGTAATACACGACAAAAAATCTCCAACTATACAGATAATAAATTTAAAACATTGGCGACAAAAAGGAAAACCCAAGATTGCTGATTACATAAAATCAGATAGTAAAAAAATCAATAACGTAATAATTAAACAGTTATTAGATTCTAAAGCAACACAAAATCCACAGGCATGGAATGACGAGTTAAATCATTTTACTAAACTTCCTATTATTAATACAAACCTTACTGATTTGTTTATTAAACTTCTTACAACACGTAATCCAAGGCACGCAAATGATCAGGATAAAGGGGTGTTTTTTCTTTATAATACAGAAGCTATATGCACTGATAAAACACATTTGAGTACCGTACAGGGCGCTATAAACACTGTTGTAGGCCCTTGTAGCATGTTTAAAGCATTTATACTAGGTAGTAAGTATATAGACAATGTAGAAAACTATTTACACTTTGATATTTTTGATCGAAATCTACTTTGGAAAAAGCTAATTACAAAAAATTGGGATGGTACAAAAAAAGGATTAGTTAAAACTCTTTCTTTGTGCAATGACGCAGGTGATGGAGATTTTGATTTTTGGAATAATAGCTCAGATAACATTATAGAGAAACAATGGAATGTGCTGTTACAAGAATTTGGTAGCAAAGATGCTATATACGATGCATGGCAAATATACAAAACAAAAAATCATTCATATGCACTTGCAAATATGTTGTTTGATGATGCTGCAATTATTAACGAATTAGAAAAATTCAATATTACTGGTATATATCATGCAATTGGTGACATTCCAGGGTTTAGAAGCAATGCATTACAGTTTGGATTACAACAAATAAACACACTTACAGCAAGTCATATTAAACGTGTTGCAAAAATAAACTCAAACTTATATTGTGATATCAAAGTTCCAGCAAGCGATTTACAAAAGTTCAAAAAATATAATGATATATTAGATGATTTGCAAAAAGATTACGATTTATTTAATTTTGAAGAATATTCGGAGTAACTCTCGAACAAATCAGTGCCGTGATAGCTATCTAAAGCGGCACTGTAATCTAAAAACAAATGCCATTTGTCATGTCTATCTTCGCTGTTCATGTAATTGAGTGTATTTGTAGCAAATTTTTTAATTCTGTCTAGTTGTTTTTGTACTTTTACTTTTTTACTAACACTTTTAACATAATCTTCAGCTTCATTTTCATACCAATGCCAAAATTCTTGTGTAATAGAATCTTTTAATTCTTGTGGAAGCAATTTTATGTTTAGAGCTTCTGGATATTGCACCAAACTTGTGTGAAAATAAACATCTAATCCGCAAAAATATTTTACAATGTTAGTAAATCTTGTTATGTTGTACAAACTCACAGTACAAGTAGCACTTATATCTGTATTAATTAGTGTTTCGTTTAGTTTTTTTATGTTTTCTTCAACTTTGTGTAGATTACCTGCTGCACGTACATATTCATAACAACTAGGATCGCCATCTATACTAATACGCAACCAAATTTCTTTGAAATTTTTCCACAAGTCTAACACACTTTTACCTTTGTATTCTAATATGTTTAGGTTAGTGTTGTAACTCAAGCGTATGTTACTTGCATATGGTTGCATGTCTTCAAGAAATTTGTAGTGCTTGTCATGATACAATGGTTCGCCGCCGGCAATCATTATTTCTTCTAAGTTAGGTGCCAGCTCATTTGCTATTTCGTCTACCATTTCTTGTGTAAGACTTACATGGTTAACATCTTTTCTATAAGTTCCATATTCTTGCATCTTGTCCATTAGTGTAGGATCACGCTTGACTGCTTGTTCCCAAACACTACTATAATCAGGACTACAATGCCTACACATTAAATTGCAAATATTATCGAAACGTATTTCAACACTGCGTATATATTTTGTTGGAAAGCTATAATCTTCTTGAATATGTTCTTCTACAAACGGTTGGTTGACATAAGGAAAAGTTTGACTGCACTGCATACGTGTGCTAATACTTTCACTTTTCTCCATATCCCAACAGCTTCTACATCCAATATTTTGCACATCATTTAAACTGTCGTGTCTTAGTTTTTGCAATGCGTCATCGTTCCAAATTTCTTGTAATGTTTGAGTTCTATAATCGCCTAATTTATCAGGAAAACGCCAACAGGCACTAACTTTGCCTTCTTGTTTAATATTCAAATGAGTAAATGGCATAGGACAAAATGTTTTACTCATAGTTTTCCTTTATATTCAACACTTGTTTTAATTTGTTCCCATAACTCTGGCAATGAATCTTGCAACTTTTGATTTCTAAGTTTATCTAAATCTGCACTATACTCAACAAAATCTTGTAAACTAGTATTTGTATTTTTATTGAAGCTACTAATAATATGTTTTATCATATATCTAAACCGTACAAATATTTCATATTCATCTAAATTTTCTACACGTTTAGAATGTTTTTTAATTATTTCATCTAATTGTTCAATCACTTTTTCTTTTTGCGGTAACATAGTGCTACTTAAATAGGACGGAGTTTGTAACATAGTAGGACTAAATCTTGCAATTTCGTATATGTAACTTACGTCAGTTCCGTGTTTATTTTTTCTAGTATATTTTGAATACAAGTTATTGTCAACGATAAACTTTTCTCCGTATATTTCTTCTTGTAAATTTTCCCACCAATTCCACATTTTCGGAAGTTGAAGTATATTGTACAAACTAATAGTTGGAGAAAACACTATATCAAAATTACTGTGATCTTTAGCAATACTTAACCACTTTTTTGCACTTTCTTCAACTGTTGACCATTTACTAGGATATCTTATGTAATCATTAACTTCATCTAATCCGTCCACGCTCAAATATATTTGTACTAATCCAAACTTTTTTAACCTATCAATAATTTTTGCTTTTGGCACCCAACTACAATTTGTATAAATTTGCAGCATTATATTATCTGTGTATCCGCTTTCTATTACTTTATCTATAAATGGTATAAAGGTAGGAACAATCATAGGTTCGCCACCTGTCATTTTAATTAATTGCGTTTCTTTGAAATCATCAGCAGTAAAATTTAAGTTTAATATTTGCGGACGCTTACTAAAATCAAATCTATCTTCATATTTTTCTGCTAAAACTTTATCATCAGCATCCCAAGTTGTACTTAAATCACTACTACACATTCTACAAGCTAGATTGCAGTATCTACCAGTTGTTAATTCTAAGTATTTAAAACTTAGTTCTTGATTAACATCTATTGGACGAAATTCGTTTTGTTCATTCCATGCATTATTAGCATTAAATCGCATACTAAATTTATCGCCAGCATCTTCTCTGTCGCACTTGTAGCATCCTGGTATAGTGTTTCCTTTGAGCATATCTGTGCGTAATTCGTTCCAAAAATCACTTTCCATAATTTCTTTAAATGATTTTTCTTTTACATTATACTGAGACATTGTAGGATTGCCTTTTTCGTCTCTATATGCTGCGTTCATATGGTCAAATCTACAACAAGGTTTTGCTTGTCCGTTTGGTTTGAGTTGCATGTGTATCCAAGGATATATACAAAAACTATTTTTTACTACTGTCATTTACATAAACCGTTTTGTTTTGAAATTGCTTTCCGCATGTTCTAGCACAAGTAAGCAATTTACCTTCTGCAATACTTTTTAATTTGAAACGTCTTTCGATATCATATAAGTTTTCTATTGCTTCTTCTGGTGTAACTTTATGCAAGTCTACACTGTTCATATCAAACTCTTTGTTAAACTGATAAGCGCCAGGACTGTCGTGATGTAATGTTCCTAAAAAACAACAAGGCATCACATGACCAGTATGTGCTAAAAATAATTCTTTCCAATCTTGTATTTGACATTGTATTTCTACATTATCAAAAGGCGACGGCTTATCTAACTTAAACTCAAAAGTCGCAGGACCAGGATAATGGTGCTGTTCGCCAACATTTGGATGTCTATATTCTGGTGTTTCAGGAGGTTCTAAATCATATAGACGTTCACCATCTTCCATTACTGCCCAGTTTTTGTGTCCTCTAAATTTTTGAGTAACTTTTAATCTAAAATCCATACCAAGTTTTGCAGCAAGTTCTTTAGCTTCTTCTACTTGATGTTCATTATGTTTAAAAACTATAAATGTCCAAGCACCATTACCGCCTGCTTCTTGGAATGCATTTACATTTTTCCAAACTTTATCCCACACAACGCCACGTCGATACAGATGATTTGTATCTTCAAGTCCATCTATTGCAAAATGCACTCTTGTGTTCATAGCACCTAATTCAGCCCACCATTTTGTGCTTCGATACCCTGCATTTGTATCAATAGCGACATCTACATCATGTTTTTTAAACCATTTTACATAATCTACAAGACTTTTGTTAAGACAAGGATCTCCATATACACCACTAAAGTAAACATGATCTAAATTGTTTGTTCTTTCTTCAGTAAAAAATTTAAAGAACATTTCATCCTCTAAATCCATTGTGTTTAAACCAGGTTGTAAATATCCATCTGTAGTAAATCTACTGCACATAGGACATTTGCTATTACAACGTCCGCTTGCTTCTATATGTACACGTTTTAAATTAGGAACCATTAAAGTTTCCTTGTAGTCATTAAACTTAATCCAGCTTTCATTGTAACTTTGTATTTTGGAAAATCCATACCACTGTGTGCTTGACATCTATCAAATGCAATTATACTGCCTCTGTCCCAGTTATACATTGCTTCAAAGTCAAAGCCATCTAACCAACGTGCTGGAAAATGGCTTAAATATTTTTCTCGCACTTCTGGGTCAAACGGTTTATCCCAATCTACTTCTTTAATGCTTCCATCTTTGTTATAACAAGTCAAATTGTCATAGTTACGCACTGTATAAAAAACATCTGTGTCATATTTGTTATCACTTTTTGCAAAGTTAGTTCCAAACTTGATAAATCTATTGTCAAACAAACAGGTACCTGCAGGGGGTATTTTATCTGTACCTTTGTATGTTTTATTTGTATGTCCAACCCACAACGGAATAATAATTTGTCTACCTGGTACTAGCCCGCGATCCATAAGATATTCTGGACGACCTGTATCAATATGCAAGTTGTATGGACTTGCAGTCATAACAAAATTACCTTCCCACATGCCTGTTTGTTCTAGTTCTGGTATATATTTTTTCCACTTATCAAAAAACTTGTCTTCAATAGCAGCGTTATCACTGAAAAAATGTAGTGTACCTGTTTCTTTTACACGCATCTTGTCATAGCGTTTGAGCATGTGTTCTTTGAGCCATTCAAGTTCATCTTCATCCATTACATCATGTACTTGAAAACTATCAGTCCATGTAGCTTTCCATGCTTCGTGATATTCTTCTGCAACTTCAAAATCTATTTTTGTATCTGGATCTGTATCTAGTTTAGCTATACTCATTCTTCGTTCCAATATTTGTCTTGCATAGGATCAATACTTATTTCATTTATACCTATGTCTTTAGGTTGATCTACAATCCATTTAATATATTCTGCTGCTCGGTTAATATCTAAGCAAACTCTTTCTGGATGTTTTTTACTATTATTACTTAGCGTACCAAAACTTATGTATGTAATTTTTGGCGTTTTACCCCATACTCCGCTTATACCAAGTGTGTTACTGTAATCACGCAACGCCTTCTTTTCGGCATTGTATCTCCATGCTTTTCCGTTTTTTACACGATCGGTTGTACTGCCTATATTAATAATATGAGGACGATGATTATTTTCAGTACACACACGATATACTTCATCTAACAAATTTGTTTGATGGAATTTAAATAATGCTGCACAATTTATAAAAACATCATGTTCTAAAACTAGTTGTGCTACACGTACTTGATCTTCACGTAAACTTAAATCAAATCCTGTTGTACGACTGCAATATTGAGCATATGGGTATATTTTATGCAATGCGTTTGCTAAATTTTCTTCTAAATTTCCTGTAATGATCATATGTACTCCGAAAACATTGGTTCAACATCTAAAAGACTTTCTCCTCGTATACGATCAAGATCTTGTGTATACTTTAAAAACTCTTCCCAATGCGTATCATAATAACTTTCACTTGTCATGTATTTTATTACACTATTTTTTATATCTTGTGCTTTGTTAAAAGTATTGTCATCTAAATCTTGCTCCATTGCCCAATACATAAAACCTTCAAATCTTTTGATTATTTCGCTTTTCATTTCGTCTGGTAACACACGTATATTCAAATGCTTAGGATGGTGTGCTACGTGATGAGTAATAATAGGTCTTCTTTTAGTGCTGTTAATTTTTTTAAATTTGCTTTCAGTTAATTTCCATTTCATAAAATCTATCATATGATTTACGTTATATGCTGTAACTGTAAAAGCTAACCAACCCATTATATTAGATGGCGTGTTATCTAATAAATGTAAATTTTTAAGTATTTTATTCCATTTTGCAGGATGACGTTGATATTCTAAAACTGCATTCATTCCATCAACACTAGCACCTACTCGTACTTGTTTAAAACTTTCCCACAATTTCAAAACTCTAGAAGGCAATGTACTCATGTTGGTATTGTATTCTACAATCATATTTTTTGCACTGCCGTTTTCAATACAGCGCTCTAAAAAATCATAATGCCTTTCAATTAGCATCGGTTCTCCACCTGCAAAATAAACATGTTTTATGTTGTGTGCATTTGCTTCTAATTGTTCCCAAAATGGCTCGTATGTTGGCCAATCAAATTCAGTTGCACACAACTTATTACCAACTATTTTGATTTCAACTTCGCCACTAGTATCTTTAAATGTATTTTTTCCTGTAAGTTTTATCCAGTCATCATACCAGGCGTCACTGTCCGTAGGTCCGCACATACGACATTTTAGATTACAAAAGTTACCAAAACGCAAATCATAATATTCAATAGGTGTTTCTTCTATATCAATACTACCATCTAATTCAGTTTGAGCTTGTGCTTTCTCTAATGTAAATTGAGGCCAATTCTGTTGTTCGTATTTGCGTCTACTATTCAAACCATTTTCTTCTTCACTACGACAACGACCGCACTCTTCACTCCACTTGCCTATTAACATATTACTTCGTATAGTTTTCATAAAATCTGCGTTACGTGCATCTTGTAATACATCAACTCCAGCGTTATAAGCAGTTCCGTCCTCTTTACGTATAACACCTTTGTTTTTTGTCACGTTTGCTTGACAACAAACACGTATGTCTCCGTTTGCTCGCACTGCTTGAAAAATCCAAGGTATTGGACAAAATGTATCAGACATCTTTAAATATATCCTTCATTTCAGGAAATATTTCCTGCCAGTTTAATCCACGTTGTTTGTCGCACAACTCAATAAATTCTTTCATTTCTGGTAAGCGAACACTCCAGTCTTCACTTTCCATAAAACTTAACATACCTTCGAGACGTTTTAATCCGTACGGTGCTGCTTCAAACATGCTTTCATTAACTTTGCCCTTGTGCCAACTAGGAACACCTAGTTCCCAGTTTTCTTTCCACCAAGGATAAAACTCTTCGTACTTTTTACGCACTTCTTCTTTAAACCATTTAGGTAACACTTTTACATTAAGATGTGGGGGATGATATACAAAGTGATAGTTAATACCGCCTGCGCCAAATGGCCACATATTAATTTTACTAAACCCTTGTTCAAGTTTCCATTTAATAAAGTCTGGTAAGTAATACACATTTAACGCTTGTACTGCACAAGCAATAGTAACTTCAACATTATTGCTAGTTTCTTTATCTAATATGTGGAATACTTCTTCTGTGCGTTTCCATTCACTAGGATAACGAATATAGCTATTCATTTCGTGTATACTATCTACCGAATAGTGAAAACGCACCAGTTTGAATTCTTTCCATAAATCAAATAAATCCTCTCTCCATTCAACTCCATTTGAGTTATAACGTAGTTCAAGATCTTTTGCAATACCTTGTCGAATTGCTTCTTCAAGTATCTCATAATGCTCCTCAATAATTAAACTTTCGCCGCCAGCAAAATATATTTGCTGCATATTAGGCATTTGCTCATAAAACTGTTCCCAAAACGTATCATTCTGTTTATGCCAGTTATAACTACTACCATTATAACTGCCTTTGTCTTGCCATTGCATTGTTTCTTTTAGAGATTCATTTTTTACATCTGGAAAGATCTTTTTATAATCTTTTATCCAACCCGAACTATCGTGGGGACTACACATTACACAAGCTAACTGACATTTGGTTCCAAAACGCAAATCAATGTATGCAAGCTGAGGAGGCACTTCGCCATCATCAGTTGTGTTAGCAATCAAATCATCTACATTTACACGTTGACTCCAATACGCTGTTTCCCACATGCGTTTTGAATTGTGTCCTGCTGCTTCTTCTTTATAACATTTTAAACAACTAGGCGGCTTTTCGCCATTCATCATTTGCTTACGCACATTTTTCATGTATTTGCTGTTCCAAGCAGTTTGGAAATCTGTTACGTTTAAATTGTTTGGTTTACCATCATCCGTTTTTAAGATACCAACTTGGCCACCATGCTCTTTATCGTTTGTTGGTCCAACGCTACTAGCGTTTGCTGTACAACAAACACGCATACTTCCGTCTGGTCTTGTGCTTAGATGCACCCATGGAAGGATGCAAAATGTATCTGATACTTTACTCATACTGTATTTATTCCATTAACTGCGCACTTAATTATTTTCTATTTGATTTAAAAATTGATGTGCAATTTTTTCAATTTTTATATATTTGTCACTAGTAAGTCCAGGAGATCCATAAGGCATAGCAAAATCACCAAATATATGAACAGTATTTGGTATTCGACTAATTAAATAATCTTGTGCTCTAGCCCTATCTATCAGACTATGGAAAATACTTGTAGGTTTATAATGATAAACATTACTCAACCAAAGTATTTTATTTCCTTCAACATTTAAAAAATCATGTATTTTATTCACTTGATCTGTATGCTGTCTAACAAGTAAATAGTTTACTCTTTCAAATTTAACTTTGATATTATCTCTAAATTCGGTCCACCAAGTACACCACTCCTCAAACCCTCCCCAGTGTTCTATAAAATCATTATCAAAATCGCCAAAGTTTTCTGCTACAAAGTTTCCATTGTATGTACGTGTATCTATACTTTGAATAAATTTTTTGTAATCTCTACCATCCCATGTTTCATACATTTTACGCATTACATACAAACTAAATCTATCATAGTCTGCAAACATTAATTCAAAATCCTTTGTGTATCCTATTTCTTTTATAATTTTTAAATGATTTAATCCTGCTGCAACTGTAACCATTCTACTTAGAGGTTGCGCATTAGTACAGGATTTAACAAACCTAGAATTAGTATTGTTTGTATCAGTATTGTATACATAAAATTTACTTATTAACTGTTTTTCTGTAAGCTGTGCTAATTTATCACTAGTATCATCAGTGTCTGGATACAAATAAAACTTGCTTTTTCTAACATAATTATCAAAACTTCTAATCGTATATCCAGCTTTTAAAATATCATTTACAATTTTATAACCACGCTTACAATTTTTATATGTATTTGTAAATAAACTTGGCGCAATCCAAAATGGAGTGTATTCATCGTGATGATTTTCTTCACTTCTTGTTGGCTCAATCAATTCTATACTATCTTCGTGTCTTGTGAAATCACAATCGCTAATTTCTTTTAATTTTTTTGTATTTAGATAAAATGCTTGATCATGTATTTCAATATAACGTTCTTTTCTATCTAGTATGTGCCCTACTAATATATCATCTTCAACTAAAAAGCTATCCAAGGTTTCTAGGAATCTTCCTTGTACTTCTAAATCATTACCCATATTAATACATACTAAGTGTTCTACATTATTTTTAACGGCATATTTAATAGCTTGCTGATGGCTCAAAAACTTTTTAATATTTTTTAATCCTATTTGAGCTCCTAATTCTACCCACCAAAATTCAGTTAAATTTTTACTAACTCCTCTGGCTATATCATTGTTTGCTAATTCGGTATTATCTATAAATGCTACTGTATAATTACGCATCATGCTTTGTTTTCCTTTTAACTGTGCAAGTATCTGCACATCTTTTTATTTTATCACATTTGCCTTCGCCTACTTTTGCTTCAAAACTTTTTATTAAATCATTTTGAAAAAATTCGTGTTTGACGATTTCATCCATTGTATAATATTCTAAGTTGTTAAAGTTATCTCCATAATTTTTATTGATACGGTCGGTCATATGATTGTACATTCCGTGATTCATAAAATAACCATTATGTAAAAAACAACAGGGCCAAATTTTACTATCATAACCCATAAAATACATTTTACGTTCTAAACTATGACAACTTATTTCAAGTTTTTCTTTTTCTGTATAATCTTTTGGCTCAAAATCATCATCCGGTAACGGCTTATTTTTTGCCTTTTTTACCACTACACTTTCAGGTGTTTCGGTTTCGCTTATATGAGACAAATCGTATCTTTTATGAAAACTTTTAAACCCCATTTTATAAGCTAATTCTTCTGCTTGATCAACTTGATGTTCATTCCAAGGAAATATCAAGTATTGCCAAATAACTCTAGCACCGCTATCAATTGCTGCTTTGGCATTTTCTATGATTTTATCAAAATCGGTCTTTTGTCTATATATATGATTTGTATTTCTCAATCCATCAATACTAAAATGCAAACTGTGATTAGGAAACTTTAGTAATTCTTTGCCTATTTTTTTAAAATATTCAGGAGAACGTAAACTTCCATTTGTATGCACACTAGTAACAAAATCTTTATTAATTTTACTAGCTGTTGACAAAAATTTATCAAAATCTGGATGCATTAACGGATCATCAATTGTTCCACAAAATTCTAAATCAGTAAGTGTAGACATAGTTTTTGATTTCAAAAGTTTTTCAAATGTTTCTAATTTTACTAATTGTTTTTTTGGTATTACTTTTTTTGTTTCATTAAAATTTATTGTTTCGGTCCTATGACAACCTAAACACAATGCATTACACATACTACTTAATTCTAATTGTAATATTTTAGCATTACCAAACATTAATCATTTTCCTTAATTTTTAAAGAGCCATTTTTAGGACAATGCCTAAGGCATCCTACATAAGGATTTTTTGTTCTCCAAGTCATATAAATTTTATTCCAAAGTTTCATAATTTTTTTTGGGTGATTGTTTTGTAATTTTAACATTTCGTAATCGTCACCAAATAAACTTCTTAACTCCTGCTCATGATTAGAATGAGTTGTTAAATAACAACACGGTAAAAATAAACCATTTATTTCTACAAAGGGGTGTAAATTTTCCATACACATAGGTTTAATTTTTTTAAACATTTAACGACTTTACTAATATATCTGTATTGTTTTTTGGATAATTAAAATCATATCCAGCTAATTTTAAAACTTTCCAAGCCCAACGTGCTGAAAAATCAGGACGAAGCCATTCGTGCTCACTCACATGCGGCCAGTCAAACCTTATATAATCAAACTTAGCATTAATAGCTTCTTTTACTATATCAACTAACTTCCACTTGTTATAAGAAAAACAAATAGTTTTTTGATACAAAGTAGGTTTATTTTCAACTTCTAATAATGATTGAATACCTACGTCTATGCTTTGAATATCTCCGTTAACTCTGTATTTGGTAAAATTTTCTCTTGTACCATCAATTGAAAAAAATATACAATCATTTGAAGTCATTACATTGCCCAATTCATTCCAAAACGTTTTATCTCTATAACTTCCATTTGTATGCATCTTTATCTTTATTGGAAAGCCTAGGTCTTTTTCTTTTTCCCTAATAAATTGCACAAGAGGTATTAAATCAGGATAGTAAATCGGATCTCCCCAATTTCCACAAAACTCAATCGACGAAGGATTAATTTTATTAATTAATTTTGTATAATTTTTATAATCAACATGAACAGTATTTGATATATCGGCAATTTTGTTTTTTGTAGCGTAGGTCCTTGCACATTCTAAGCATCCTAATGTGCATTTATATGTAAGTCCAAAATGTAAAGATTCAATTTCTCTACCTTTCCAATTCATTTAAATTGCTCCGCAAAAGGATCGAACTCTGTGCCACATTTTTGAGCACATACTCCTAATTTTCCTTCATTTACGCTTGGTAGATGCCAACTATTTTCAATATCAGATAATAATGTTCCATTCATTACATCCTGTAAATTATTTTCTATAACATCTATGCCTTCTTTACCCCCAGCACGATCAATAAAGTCCCATACTTGTTCTACACGAGGATCAGGATGCCACCATTTATACATGCGTCCAGCAGTCCAACAACAAGGCATCATTAGTCCTTCGGCAGTGATAAAGATGTTACCTTCTTCTGCTACTTTACATTTAATTTTACAAGTATCGTAGTAATCTTTCATACTACCGTATTCTTTGGTAAGTTGTTTTTCTTTTAACAACGCAATGTTAATATTTTCTTTTTTCTTAGGTTTAGCTAAGTTTTGTGTATCTTCACCTTTGCGATTTTTTGCTTGGTGTGTTTCTTTTCCTGTTAACTTAGCAGTACTGTAAAATCTTCCAGTTTTCTTTTTAATAAATTTTTCACATCCCCAAGAATTAGCAAGTGCTTCTGCTTCTTCTACTTGATGTTCGTTGTGTGCAAAAATAATATAATCCCAACGAGCTCTACCGCCGGCATCTATAAATGCTCTCATATTACGTTCTACATTATCCCAGACAACATTCTGCCTGTATAAATGATTAGTGTCACTAAGACCATCCACGCTGAAAATAACAGCGCCCATTCTACCAAAGACTTTGGCAAGTTCACGCCACCACGTTTCATCTTTTGCTCCTGCGTTTGTGTTCATACTCAACCACATATTAGGGTTGTGTTCTCTAAAATATTTGAATATTTCTAATGTATCTCGTGCAACAATAGGATCGCCCAAATTGCCACACATAAACATTGTTTTGAGTTGTTGGATAAATTCAGGTTTGAATATACGTTTACAATCTTCTAAACTAAGCTCTGCGTTTGTTATATGAGGATTATCGGCACCACCGTTCATATTACGATCACACATAGGACATGCTGCTTGGCATCGTTGTGTTACTTCTAAATGCACAACTTTTACATCTTCATATCTATACATTATTCGTCCCAATACATTTTATTATTTTTTTGATAGAAATATTCTTTTTCTATTGTAATCATATCATCATATGTTAATCTATGATGAAATGTACCATACCCAATACTTATGCTAAAACGCACATAAGGATCTATTTTACGTTCAGGTCTCGGTCCGTGTTTTTTATACTCCACAACTGCATAACCACCTTCGAATTGAAATTCAACACCATGTTTCCAGTTATCGATTATTTTTTCAAATTCATCAATTGTAAATCTGTAACCATTAACAAGATCGTCTGTAACTTTTACACTAACATCTACTCTGTTTTGATCTTTAAACAAGTATATTTTAATAGGTTTTGTATATTTCATTCCATAACTAACTTTACTTTTTTACCAGGTCCAGTTTGACTAGGCAAATCTCCATACTCATCGATATACCATTGTATTACTGCTTTGTACCATTGCTGACTATTGTGATGTGCTTGTTTGTTAAACTGCCAAATATTGTTATTAGTTGCTTGCATAGTACTCAATGCTCTAGCACTTTCTTTTTGCAATTGTCTTAAACTTAAAATATCTAAATCTATCATGGACGTCCTATTACCATAAATCTTTTGTAACCATATAATTCTTGTTCGCCTGCATATTCAAGACGCTCCATTGGAAATTTTTTGCACATATGATCAATACTGTGTACACAATTTACATGTTCTTCTACATCAAATAAGTTATTGCTTTGTATTATAAACAACGGATCACTTTCCATTGGTCTATGTATAAACTTTTGATACCAAATACTAGGCATATGCTCTGCACTTGTGTTTAAAATTAAATCAGGCTGTGTTTTTTCAAAAATTTCTTTGTCGTTTGTATAATTTTTTACATTATAAGTACATCCAGTTCTGCTTACCCAGCCCATGTTTTTTTCATCATCACTACTACTTGCCATTGGCAACTTCATTTCTACAGATTTTACCTTGTAATCTTGTATACGTGAAAAATTAAAAATCTTGTCACTGATGTAACATGCTTCAGAATCAACATCAAAGACTCTTATTTTATTGTATTTTATAACTTGTTCAAGGAACAGTCTAACTTGTCCGTACCAACCTCCTAATACATAAACAGTATCAAATTCTTTTTGTATTTTAGACAATTCTTCCATTGCCCAAATTTTACTGTTTACTTGTCCTCTACTAAATGCATCTTGCAAAAAAATAGGGTTGTAATTATTTCTGTAATACTTGTCAAAAATATCAAATATTTCATTAGTAGTTTGTTTTCTTAAAAAATGTAAAAATTCTGCAATATTAAAATCCAATGATAATTGTATCATATCGTCTTTAGAATACATCATACTCAAAAAGAAATCTACAAGCATTTTTGATTCTTTATCATTTACAAAATCAAAATACTCTTGAAGTCCATGTAACCAGCTAATATTATCAACTGCAATTTCGTTATTTACATTCATCGTTGAACCTTTCTTCTAGCCAATCAAAGTCGTTTATTTTGGATAATGCTTCTTTATTAGTTTTATTTCTTGCGCCATATGCAGCACCAGATTTGGCACCTATGAGTGCATATTCTTTGTACTCGCCTGAGCTTTTAGTACACCAAGCAACTAATCTAGTTTGTGTTTCATTGTTTTTCTGTCTATCAATTACTCTACTACTTAATTTAACACACTCTCTAAATGCACTTTTCCAAGTGTTAAAAGGATCAGTATCAAAACAAGTATAGTTACTAACCTGCATCATTGGTACAAATTTGTTACTAATACTTGTAGTCATATCAGGCTTACTTGTATCCATGTTAATAGTTTCTTCTCTTGGAAATAATTTTATACCGCCGTATCCATATTCTAATCCATTTACAGGATTTATACTACGCCATACATGCACAGCACGTTTATTCCACCATTCGGGTATATAGTCAAAATTAAAATTATCTACTATTTGTGCATCACCGTCTACGATCCATATACGTTCTGTATCGCATAACTTTGCAGCTTCAATGTGTGCTTGGTGTATGCCTTTTACTCCATGTATACGTTTTGCTCTTGGGAATCTATCTAGCAGACGTTGATAATTTTCATCTGCATTTGGTTCTTTGTAACTTATAAAAACTATATCGCTTGTTTCAGCTATTGGTGTACTAGCAGAAATATCTGTAAATTTTTTGTTGATATAAAAACGTGCAGCTAATTCACCTGGTCCATGATGACTATCTTTAGGCATCAAGCATATACCATCATAATTTTTTCCATTAAGGAAAACATGAGTATATTTTAAATCATCAGGTTTAGACTTGTACATAAAATCCCAATCTTCATTTATTTCAAGTTCAGGATATACAACCCACAGCATTTTAGTATTAGATTGAGTTTTGGCTGTAATTACAGAATCTACTGCTTTTGCAGTTATAAATCTGTTTTTAAGTTTAGTAAATTGTGGATGAGAGTTTGATCCGATAAAATAGATATCATACATAATAATAACTTAGCATAGTAAAATTGTTTTGTCAACTATTTACTGATAAATAAAAAGTAGGAGAAGAAACATGAGCATATTACCTGGGGATACAATTAGATTAAATATTACGGGCAGTGATAGCACAATTTTGGTAGATAGCTGGAATAGTGCTTTAAAAGGGCCGGTGGTAGGTAGTGACAATACCACACTAGTTGATACTGTGAATAATGTTTTACTTGGAAAGCACGAAGGTGAATTAGCTGGTAATGTAACAGCAACCAACGGAAGTGTAGTTCTCAACAGCGGAACTAATGGTACTGATGCTGTGTTTATCGGCGATGTGACCGGAGATGTTGTAGGAGACTTGTTTGGTGACGTTACTGGAAATGTACAAGGCGATATATTAGACGAACAAGAAAATGTAATGTTAGATGCTACAAATAGAACTCTTACAGTTGATAGAATTAATACTCAAACTATTAATTTAGGTAATTTAGAAGTTTCAAGTCTGAGTGTATCCGACATTACAGCAGGAACATTTAACGGTCCATTATTAGGAGATGTATCTGGTCAACACTTTGGTAATGTTTACGGTGACGTAGAAGGTAGTTTAGTGGGAGACACAATCGGTGATCATACTGGTGATGTAATTGGTAGAGGTGCTCAAACTGTTGTAGACACAAGTCAAGATATTGCGGAATTTTACGGAAATTTAAATGGCGATGTTGTAGGTAATGTAAATGGTAATGTTGTAGGAGATGTTGTAGGTAACATCACTGGGGATATAACAGGTAACGTTACAGGCAATATACAAGGCGATTTATTGAATGCAGCAGGCACACATATCGGTTTGAGTGTTACAGCAGAAGGCAATGTTTCTCTTGCAACAAATAACAACGGATCTTTGTCTTTTGGGGCAGTGGATGATACACTTACAATTAACGCAAATTATAGAGAATACAATGATTTTGTTGTTATTCCACACCCAAGTGGACCATTTGCTCAAAGACGTATGCATTACAATAGAGTAAACGCAGACGGTAAAGCAAAAGTTATACCAGGAGATTTACTAGACCTAAGAGCTATATTAGCTTATAACGGAACAGAATATAAAACTGCCGGACATTGGGGATATGCAGTTGATCCAAATTGGACTGTTCCTGATAACGCAAATAGCATCAAAACAATTTTTGGCGTAAGTGTAGCAGATGGCACTAATCAGCCAGATGTTCTCGGTCCTAAAAAATTGAGTGTAGACGGACAAGGTACAGTCGGCGGTTATGCATTTAAAGCGCATCCTATAAACAGCACAGAACGTAATGCACTTTCGGCAACAGCAGGCATGATTATCTTTAATAGCAGCACAAATAAATTCCAAGGATATAACGGCAATTCTTGGGTTGACTTAGGATAATTTTTATACTATAATGCAAGTATGTGGAAAATTGAAACCTATGATGGTTCACAAAATTTAACAAACTTTTTTATTGAAGCAGAAAAAAAGCGTTACTACAACAATAGTAACGCCGATATGCTTTTATCATCTCTTGAAAAAGAAAAAGATTCAACTTTATTCTTATTATACAACTATGAAAATATTGTAGGCTGTGTTGTAAGCCATAAGTTAACAGGCTTAGAAATATTAGGACGAAACGCTTATCGCATAGGTGCTAGAATTTGTATGCTAGGACATCTAGTACAAGGTGTACGCAATCATAACACTTTAAGAAACTTAAGAGGTGCGCCGCGGCCACATGATCACCCAAGTGCGCAATTTTTAATTCCTGCATGTATTGAGCATTGCGGCAGAGATAATCCTTTGTACATAAGCACTCACCCTAGCCCAATTGCAAAACAACGAGCTGTACACACACGTTGGGCTCCAGAATGGCGTAAGCAAGGATTTTTAGAAGAACCGATTGAACTAGAATATAGAGGAACTATACAAAGTTTTTGGAAGTTTAAGGTAGATAATTACTACAAAGAAATGGAAGACGAACGTTGGCCAGAAGCTGAAGAAATTTTGCCTTTGTTTTAACTAGCAGTATCTTTACAAGTTTCAAAAAAGTCAGCCATTTCAGGAAATGCTTCTTTAAAATTTGTATTTCTTCTTTTATCTTGCTCATTGAAAAAACGCCAAAAGTCAATACGACCTTGCATAACTTTTGCAGGATCATACTGTGTTGAATCCATGTAATCAACTACACGCCTAAAACGTTCATATTCCATTGTAGTAAATGCATCTTTACGTTCATCATCTAAGTTGTCTTTTATAAACTGTAAATGACTGTGCATATACTTCATATATTCCTGAGGCAAAATATTAATATCGTATTGTAATGGTTCTTTTAGATAAGGTGTATCAAAACTTAAACGATTCCACCGAAATGTTTCAACATCATTATACTTTCGGCGCCATTCTAATATTTTTTCAAGTAATGTTTGAAAAGTTGTAACACTGAAAATATTAAATGTAATCATTATAGTTACAGGTGCATTTGTATTACGCATAAAATAATCTAAATTACGCTCAAATACATCAATATCTAATCCGTTACGTATGTACTCAGCACGTTTACCCCAAGTGTCAATACTTGTAAACAGTTTGAATCTACGAATTTTATTTTGACTAAGCAAACTATTTACTGCATCGGTAAATTTTTCTAATTGCTTTGGTTTGCCTCCTAAATTACTGTTAACATTCAATTCTAAATGAGGCTTTGGATCCTGCTCCAACAAATCAAAAAGTTTATATGTGCTCTTTTGTATTGTTGGTTCTCCACCTGTGATGCGTAAAATAGTTAAGTCGTTGCTTAAATCAGGCCACCATTTCCAAAATGCATCTAGGTACGGATTATTGTCTTCTTCATAAATTTTAAACCAATCAACATCACATCGGTGATTGCGCACCATATCATATGGACCGTGTTGCTTAATTTCTTGATAGTATCTGCTGCTGGCTTTTGGATGACAATAACCACAACGGAAGTTACATTCATTACCAAAGCTAACTTCTAAATATTCCGGATTAACATTAAATTCTGCGCCACCTTGTTTTACAGCATTTAATCTTTCCTCGTTGTAAATACTACTGCTACGGGTTTTACGATCGCTGATATAATCAGGACCCATATTCTCAATGTTCCAACAGTATTGACAGCCTTTAGGTTGTTCACCACGCAACATTGCAGCACGTTCTTCAATTTTTTGTTTTGTATTATGAATAGCACTAGGATTTTTTAAAATAGCTTGTGTATCAATTGTATGAGGAGCAGGATGATAACAACTGTGTGTTTCACCTGTCTGAAAATAAATGTTTGCATGATACCATTTAGCAAAACAAAATGTAGGAGAAATCTGTTCGTCTGTGTATTTTGTTATACGAACTGCTTCGTCTCTTTCGCTCATCCAAGTTCCTTATCGATAAACTTAGGATTACGTACAGGATTTTGATACACTGTTTTAAAAAACTTACTTTGATTTGCATCTAACGGCTGTAATGCAATTGGAGCCTGTAATTCATTCATAAGTTCATCACCGAGTCTTTGAGTTTCATCTTCTAATGTTTCTTCATTAACCTCGATATTATTCCAATAATCGTTTAACCATTCAAAATCACGCACGTTGATAAAGTTCCAATCTGTACACATAGTTTTGTACAAACCTTCTCTTGCTCCATAAATTGCCCAACGTCCGTTATCAGCATCTGCACCTACCATTAACCATATCCAAAGTCTATGCAAATTTTTCCAATGATTGCGTTTAAAATCTTCAATATCTGGTTTTATACCTTGATCTAGTGCCATTTTAACACCTTCACGGAATCCTGCTCTCCATGCTTGTTGAGGTGTTGCATTATTGTAAATGTCACTGAATGTTCCATTCATTTGAATATATTGCAAGTCCCAACAAAAATCTACTTGTGCATGTGCATTGTCTGGATCTGCGTTTTCATGCGTTTTCATACTTAAAACTTTATGTTTAGGCCAACACTTAATACCGCCGTTGCCATATGCAAGTCCGTTTATTTGATTATAAGCAGTCCAACTTATGACTTTATCAGTTAAGTCATATTCACTTAAATCTGCTTCTTGGCTTAAAAAAGTTTCACGTATTCGATTATCACCATCGATAGTAATAAATCTTTCTGTATCACTTGCATTTGCAGCAGCTTTGTGTGCAGCATCACTTCCTTTTACACCGTGTACACGTTTAGCCCAAGGAACTTTTGTAAGCAAATCTGCATAGTTTTGTTCGGCATTGGGCTCATCATAACTAAGATAAATTATGTCATGATCAACTACTCTAAAAATATCAGTCATTGATTACCTCGTGAGAATAAGACTCTAATCTCCTTACAGTATAAACACTTACTAGAGATTTGTCAAACTGAAAATTATCAGGAAAAGGAATTGTAAATTTATCAGTTTCAAAGTTTAAAATATAATGTAAATTATAAGGATTATTTTTATCAGTAATACTAAATCCGGTAATCAAGTTTTTCATATTGACATTTATTTTATCCATATTTTGTAAAACTTTTTTACCTAATTTTAATTCCCATTGTTTTTTTATGTTATTTTGGATTAATGTAGCATCAGCATCTTCATTGTATTCTATTTTATGTAAAAAACTATCAGAGCTTCTTGCTTCTTCCCAATAATCAGTTTTATTCAACACATAATCTTTTTTTACAATATCAAACTCTACTCGATATTGATGTGTAGGTACAATACCTTTAATTAAATCTATTATATCCTTGCTATCTACTTGAATGTATTGATCACTGCTTGGTGTATTCACTATAGCCTGTATATTACCTTCGTCGTCAAATTCAATATATTTTTTTGTATTACTTTTTACTACTATTGGCATTTATATCCCCAAGTGCTTTTCGTATGTGTTTATTATTTCGTCTTTTGCAAAATCTTTTTCTGTATAATGAAATATACCACTTTGTTTAAAATTACCAACATACAAATCTAAATCATCGTTCAAGTAAACACTAATACGTGATTGCCATGATAAACTATCATAAGCATTCCATTTTTGTAACTTTGGTTTCATATGAACAAAAGTTGGAAAACTAGTATTACTTGTGATTTGATTTTCGCAGTTCATTATCTTTGCTGCGATAGCTGCACTTAAATCCATACTACATTTTTTTTGAAACGTTTTGCCTCCTGCATGATGTTTGTAAAACAATTGCCAATTATTAGTAATCATTTCTAACCAAGCATAAAATTCTTTTGCTAGAGGACGTTCTTTAAACCAATGCACTCCACTATATAAATTAGGCAAGTCAAATTGTGTAAATGCTTTTCTATAGTAATCACTTGTTACCGTTTCTCCTCTATATGTTAACACATTGCTAGTGTAATATAGATCATAATTATCTAAATAAGTAAACCATCTATCTAAATTTTGTAATATTAACATATCAGTGTCAAGCACCATAGTATTATCATACGGTGTTGCATGATATATTTTCCAACGATTACTTATTTTCCAATCTTCTTCTGCTGCGTGATCGCCCCACGGTATTTCTACTATGTGATCAAAAAGTTGTTTATACTTCTCAGGCACAGTGTCATTAGTAATTAAAGAAACATTGCTTTCAGGATTTGTAGCATGTATACTCATTGCACATAAACACGCTTGCTTAACGTAATCTTGGTCACTATTTTGAGCTAGGAGAGTAAAGTTTTTATCCATCAATCACTCTTTCTAAACTAATTTTATTCATTACATGTATGCTTTGTTTATTGGTTTTTATTGCAGTATATTCTCCAACATGATTTTGTTTTTCTAACAACATTATCATTTTATCATTGTCAATACTCTGCAATATATCTCTATCAGTAGTAAAGTATTTTTTACCTGGTAAACTTGCAATTGTTAAATCTTCTGTAAATCCATTTAGTATATGAGCAGCAATACTAAAGGCAAAATCATTTCTATACAGCGGATTAATTATTTGATACAAACTTTTGTAATGAGTATAATTTTCTTTTACGTGTTGCACAAGATCAAAAAAGCATTTAGTTTTTTCTGTTTTTTTAAAATATACAACTGTAGCCCAATAAAACTTTATACTTGTATCAGTTACTCTATCAAATTCAGTCAAATTACGCCAATGACATAAATCTACAGCACTGCTATACATCATCAAATCTTGTTTAGAACCAAAACAATTTTTAAGTTTATCATTAGCAAGTATGTAATCTGTATCCATTACGATAGTTTCGTCATAAGGACTTAATTCGTATGCAAAATATCTATCTGCATTATTAAAGTTTGCCAACTTAGTTGCAAGATTTCCATCTCTAAATTTTCTAGAGTTATCATTATTGCTTGGCTGTAATTTAATTACATGATCAAAAAAATCAAGTCTATCATCATCTACCATATCAGTAGCAATTGATACTGGAACGTCTAAATATTTTTTTACACGTTTAGCACAAAATATAGCTTGTTTAATATAATCTAATGCATTGTTTCTTTTGGCAAACAGTAAAACACCTTTGCTCATATATCTAAAATACCTTCAACGTTTCTATTACTTTTCATTTTGTTGTATTCAACAAAGTATTCATTTGATGCTGTAAAATATGTATTCAAAATATTTTGATGAAATTCTTCTAAGTTTTCAATCTCAATAGGAATATCATTATCATCGCTTATAATTACAGATTGCTGATCACTATCTATTAAACCTTTGATAAAGTTAATTAACTCTCTTGTAACAGTAAAAGTAGCACCATTGAAATAATACACAAGATTTTCGTAATACTTTTCTTTTAAAATACGTGTTTGATTGTTTAATGTAACCATGTAGTTACTGATGTCTAATGCTTTTTCAAGACGCTCGTCCATAGAAACCTCCAATTGTGGTTACAGTATATATTATTTTTAAGTGATTGTCAACGGATATATGATTTAGGTTGCCCAAAGACCTGTAGTTGTTGTAGGTTGAGGTCCAAGTAATGTAAAGTCTGTATCAGCAGTACCATCATTTAAGGTAATAGTACTATCTGCATAAGATATTTGACTATTTGCTCTTACATCTCCAGTTACAGGTTCATCAATAGGTGTGCTAGATGGACCATCTGCTGGATTACCTGTACCTGTATCTCCATCAATTAGATCAAGCTCTAAACGCACTGATGATGCAGATATGGTTGCAGTAATACGTATTTCATTGTCATTATAAATTGAGCCGGCTCCGTTTCTTTGATAAGCTAGATACGCATTGCCACTGTTAGCAGGTCCAGCATTGTTAGTATCAGCTATTATGCTTCCTGTGCCACCGCCGCTTAAACTTTCAGTAACCCATTCGTAGCCAGTTCCGGCACTATTAGGACGCAAGAATAACCTGACTGTACCCATATTACTCATCATAGTTTGCCAATTAAGGTTTTTATCGTAACTAGCATCGCCCGCTGTGCCTATATTAATCATATCTACACTCATACGAACTTCTCCACCGGTCATGAAAAAGTGTGTCATTTCGTTTGCACTGTTCCATGTATGTATGTAGATTATGTTTAATGATTGCCAGTCAGACAAAAAACGAAGCGATCTATTATTTGCAACACTAAAGTCGCCGCTGAATTCTGTAGTATACCTATTAAATGCAGCACAAGAATTTGCAAGATCATATAACCCTTGTACACTAGCAGCATCTCCCCAATCTGCAAATTCTATTAATTCTCCAACTTGCAAATCTGCATAACCCGTGGCACTTGATAAACTTTTAACTGCACCATTTTGATGATAGTGTATTAGTTGTCCTACGCTATACAGTCTTTCAACATCAGCAGACAAAACAGTATCACTTGTAGCTGGGTCACTACCGCCTACAACATCATTAGGAATATCATTAGCACCAGTTCCGGTGCTAAATCCATAATTACCTATACCAAAATTATTTTCTAAAATACTTTTTATATTGTTAAAGTCAGTAGCTAATATTGCTGTACCTTGACCGCTCATGTACACTCCAGTTTCTTAATAGTATACTTTATTTACCTAGTTTTTGTCAACCGGTTAAATACTGCATGGATCAATTTGATTACGCACAATCTAGAGATTTTGTTTACATTGATTGGGATATGAGTAGTAGATGTAATTACGCATGCCATTATTGTGAACCAGCAGCACACGACGGAAAATACAATTTTCCTACATTAGAAAATGCAAAACTTTTAGTTGATAAAATAGCAGCAACTTATACAGATAAATTTGCTGTGTATAATTTATTTGGTGGTGAGCCAACTATATGGCGAGAAATTCCTGAGTTTTTTTCCTATGTAAAAAGCATCAGTCCAAAAAACAAAGTACAGTTGCTAACAAACGGTAATAAAACAAAACGTTGGTGGCAAAAAAATCAAAACAATATAGATAGTGTAGTTGTAAGTGTTCATGTTGCTCAGGTTAATATTGTAGATTTAGTAGACAAATTTAATGCATGTGCTGGAAGTTTTGATATACATTTTCAAATATGTATGGATATTGAAAATTTTGATTTAGCACTACAACAATATGATTACTGTTTAAAAAACTTGAACAAACACATAAGATTAGATTACAAACCTTTACGTGTAAGTTTAGACAAAGCAGAATCTATGCCTTATACATCTAAACAAATAAAACAGATGCAATCATTAATAAAATTGCCAGGTATCAAAAAAGACAACTATGGCGTTACAATGGTAGACGAAAACAATAATATTATAGACTTACAAAAACTTTTACTGGAAAAGAAAAATAAATTTAAAGGTTGGGCTTGTTGGATTGGTATAGACACATTAAACATAACAAGACAAGGCAATGTTACTATAGGTAGTCAATGTTTTCCTAATTTTATTTTAGGAAATATACACGACATGAATTTTAACATACCTTATGTTCCAGTTAAATGCCAATATGAATTTTGCAGTTGTTTAACAGATTTAACAACTAAAAAGATAAAAGATTACAAAGGCAAATTATTGGAAAACAGTGATATTTTGATATGATGGAGAAGGCAGTTCTACATAACTACCAACTGGTCTGTTTTGTCTTACAAAACTAGTAATTCTACCAGTAACAACTTCGTCAATAGGCCCTACTCCGCCTGGATCTGATCCAATGCTTTCGTCAGCAAGTACAGTTTTGAAATAAATTACATTGCCGTCTTTTCTGGCATATATTTCTAAATCGTTATTAGTATAAATTCCTGTTCCTAGTTTTTCAAAGATTTTTACGTAAGAAGTTGTTAAATCGTATATACCAGTGTTGCTTGCTGGGCTACCAGAACCGCTAACAGTAGTGCCTGTATAATCAATTGTAACATTTCCTATGTTGTTTAACATAGTTTCCCAGCCTTGTGATTTATCATCACTACCAGTCGAACCCATTGAAAAAGACATTTCAAAACTGCCGCCTGCATTGAAAAAACCATTTAGGTTATTACCACTGCTAAATGTAGCACTCCATTCGTGTGTGATACTTTGTGGTGTTCCTGTGCCGCCCCATGTGCTTGTTCTAATACTATCAATACCTGCAGAAACACCTAAATCCATTTGCGATGCATCTGCATCAAATCTATTTGTAAACAATAGAGGATAAAGTGTTTCATAAGCAGAATACAAAGACTCTGTTATCTCATTTTCATCTGATACAGTGCTAATTGTTGCAGGTATAGTTCCATTTTGATGTGCATACACAGCTACATAATCATTATATAGTTTATTCATGTCTTCTGCATAAACTATACGAGTTTTAGGAAGCCGTTCACTTTCAACATTTTGATTATAGCCAATGCCTTCTCCACTTGGAATACCTAATATATTTTCAATTGCTTCAAATAAAACATTATATCTATATGCTGAAATAATTTGGTTAACCATTTTAGAGTCCTTTTATATACTTATGTTTTTAAAACACATTCTACAAGTTTTTCTTCTTCGCTATCATTTGACTCTAATGCAACCCCAACTAAACCAGTTGTTTGTATAGTACCACATACTCCGTCTTCCCAAGCGTATACTGCTTGTCCTTTTTTAACAGCACCTTTTACACGAACAGGCACACGACCTTTTAAACCAATGTACTGACCTTCTGCTTCGCTATTCATCATATACGCTGGATCTGTGCTTACAACACCAATGCAAATATCACTTGCTTTAGCCGGTACTACTTCACAACAATCGTCTGCGCCAACTGCTACTGCTGTACCTGCTGGTAATTCTGTTTCGCCGGTTGTGTACTTTTCTGCTAAGTCAGCATATCTAGCTCTGCTTGCTACACCTACAAATTCTACTGCGTAAATTTTTTGATCAGCATCTCTAGCTACTACTGTGTCTGCTGAACTAGCTGCGGTAGCACTTACATAACTACTACCTAATTTTACTGTATCTGCTTTGTCTGCAATACCTCTGAAATTATTTGCCCAAACATTATTCCACTTTTCGGTTTCAATGCCCAAGTTGTAAGCTTCTGTTAATCCTGGTAAAATACCTTTTCTTTCATTGTTATGAATTACTTTTGCAATTACTTTAGCGTTTGTATCTGTATTTAATTTTGCACCTAAACGTACTTCTTCGCCAACTGTATTTTCAATTTGTCCAACATTTCCGTCAACAACTTTTACTGCTAAATCATTACTATCACCTACTCTAAAACCAATATCGTCAAAAGTTACTAGGTTAGTAAAATCTGTTTCATTTACAGTAATATAATCAGCAGCAGGAATGCCGCCTAATCTAAGTGCATCACTAGCTGTTGCCCAAAGCACAGGTTCGTTTGTTTGTCCTGCATTTGTAGTAACACCAATAGAATCAGTATTAATTAATGTTAAACCTTTTTTGATCTTTGGAAAATTAGTACTGTTTACTCCGACAGGAACATTAGAATCTTGTGTAGATTTGAGTGTAAATTCTTCATCACTTATAACAAATTGCACATTGTCATTTACCAATGCTGCTATAATAGCTTTACTAGTGTTACCAGTATCAACAACATCAATACTGCGCATTTGTGTTTGTCCGTCACCTGCTGCTTGTGGACCTACTAGTACAAAATCGTCTTGTGAAGTTCTAGCATATAATTGGTTTGTGGCATTATTAAACCAAAAATCACCTACAGTCAAACCTGTTGGAGCACTACTGCTTACTTCAGAACCTCCAGTGTTTTTCCATTGAGATCCTGTATAAAATTTTAATTTATTCAAAGATGCATCAAACCAAATCTGACCACTGATTGCCTTAGTAGGCGAAGCTGTTCCTGCAAAATTTTCTAGTAAAAACAAATAATTTTCGTTTTGTATTTCACCATATCCACTGTAGTTTTTTCCTACAAATTTTAGATCTGTTGTATTATCAACTGTACCGTCTTCAACTGTTAAAAGTTGTGTACCGTTAAATTTGTTAATTATGTATGCCATTTGACGATTTTCCTCATTCTACACTATATTTATGCTTATACCGCCGAAGTTACTGTTGAGCTATATGTCCAAACATTACTACCGTTTACACTATAAGACATAATTGTTCTTGTATAATTTGTGGTAATAGTTGTTGATACATCAGCAATACTAAAGTCTTCAACTACTGATTGGTTTTGTACACCGTTACTGTCAACGTTTGTAAATGTTTTACTGATTGCTGTGTTTACATCAATTGGATCTGTACTTGAAGAACTTGCAACACAATAAACTTTAGCTATTGTTCCAACTGCTAATCCAGCTGCTGGCGCTAATTCATTTAACACAGTGCCAACATTAGCTTGTAATGTAACACCTGTACCCATACCATCTATTACTAAACTGAAGTAAAGTGGCTGTGCATTTGATTTTGTATCTACATAACCCTTGGTAGCAACATCAGTTGACGTAGTGGGTTCTGCAACATTGGCAATTTTTTGTTGTGTTACCAAACTAATTGTGTTAACACTATCTAATTGTAATCCGCTAATTCTACTTGTTATTCTGTTGCCATCTATATCAATATTATCAACTGTTAAATCTCCAAGTACACCTATATTTGTTAAACCAGGTGCATTTACTACACTAGAAGCTAAACTTGTAGCCGTTAATACATTTACACCATTTATTTTATAAGCATAATCTTTAGGAATATCAATATTTGTGCTACTTGTCCATGCATCATTAGCTAATTCCCAAGTCCAATATTTGTCATCACCTGATACTCTGATTGCTATTCCGGATCCATCTACATCGGCTTCTTCTAATAATGTACTATCACTTGTAATAGCAAGCTCGATTAATTTATCTTCAACACGTAAGTTACTTACATCTAAACTTGTAGTATCACCTTCTACACGTAAATTGCCTGTAATTCTTGCGTCACCTGTAACGTCCAAATTGAATTCAGGATCTGTTTTAAAAATACCTACTCTTTGATTAATTGTATCTATATGAATAGCATCTAACACATCAGGTTGATTATCAGAATCTGTATCATGCTGAACTTGAATTTTAATATCAGTATCTTCTGTTTCAGCTTTAAATAAAATATCAGATCCAGTTGCAATCCTTACAAGTGGACTTTGTCCAATAACAATACCATTATTATTATAAAAATTAATTTCTGCGCTGGTAGTGTTTTGTCCTTGACCCGACTGTGTTGTTAAAAAGTCATTTTGAGTATATTCTGTACCTGTGCTATCTGTAAGTTTTAAACTGTTTGATGCTGTACCATAAAACTGGAAGTTAAACAGAGAACTTACATTTGTACCTACTTTTATACTGGTAAATCCATTAATTGGAATAGCTGGTGTAAATGCAGTTTTACTGTGAATCAAAACCAAACTTCCATTTATATATTCTTGTGTTATTGTTTGGTTAGTACCTGTTGTATCTCGTATAGTTTCGATAAACTGACCTGACTTCAACTGGCTGGATGTATAATTTGGTCCTACAAGTTGAATTCCTTCACCTGTAGCAAAATACATTTGTTGGTTTTCGCTATCAATCCAAATATCACCTTCGACTAAACTCGTTGGTTGAGGTGAAGTATATGTACTATTATCTGTGCTTCTAAATGTAGTGCCGTCATAAACTTTTAATCTATTTTCACTAGTATCAAACCATAACTGACCTTTAATTGGTTTACTAGGTGGTGCAGTATTAGCAAAAGTTTCTAAAAGTTTTATAAAGTTTTCATTTATAAATTCTCCAAAGCCTTTATAGTTTCTACCTATAAAAATTAAGTTAGTACTGTTTTCGTCTATTTTACCGTCAATTATTTCTGTAAGTAAAGATCCGTCAGTTTTGTTTAATTGATATGCCATTACAGTACTCCATGATAAATTATATAATTAATTGCAACATAGGGCGGAGTAATGTCTACACTAGAAGCTAATGTTGGATTATCTACGCCTCCTGTTGTAGTGATACCACTAGCAGCATTTGATGAAACCTCTTGTGTATATAAATCCACATCTGTTTCGCCACTGTTGTCAACTTTACTGACTGCATAATAAGTGTCTCCTGCATCACTTTCTAGGTTATGCGTGTGATCTGGTATATTGTTTATATCTAAAACAACACTTTCTTCGCCGCCGATTCCGCCCATTTGGCCAAGTGCCGGATCACTAACTAATCTGTTTGGTCCAGTTAAACTCGAAGATATACCAGTTGGCATTCTACCCCTAAGATCCGGAATATTAAAGAATGTTGCAGGATTGCTAGATGTTCCCCAATACCATGTGTTGTTATCAGCAGGATCATAACCTAGAGTATTTGCTAATAAAACATATGTTAATAAACTTTTTTCTGATCCATCACACAAGAACCATCCAGTTGGGGCAGTAAGTCCTGCATATGGAACTAATGTACCAATTGGTATAACAGGAATAGTGCTTACAAGATTAGATTGTGTAATTTTACGTAAACCTGTGCCAGGTCTGTTTATTACAATTTCGTCTGCAGAATCAGGTGTAGTTACTGCTGTTTTATCTGCAATAAAGGTTTGGTTAATTTGAGTGGTAAATTGTTTGGTCAAGCCGCCTGTTTGTCCGTCAAATGCAACGCTATTAGTTGAACTTACTTCACCTGTCATACTAAATGTAGTTGCACTTGTAAGTTTATTTGTACTACCTGAACTACCTGTGACATTACCAGTAACATCGCCAACTAAACTTCCTGTAAATTTATTTGCAAAAATATTATTAAATCTATTTGCATTTGTTCCGATATTTGTTATTCCAGCTTCTTCAGGAAAAATATTATCAGTTGTAAGTGCGCCGCTTATATTTGCACTACCAGTAACTGTAATGTTATCACTAAAACTAGATATCCCTGCAACAGTTAAATCCCCTGCTGTTGTAATATCTCCTGTGTTTATAATATTACCGGTAACGTCTAATGCTTCAACAGGATCAGCTGTAAGTATACCAACATTTCCGTTATTTTTTATTCGTATAGGTGTAATGGTGCTACCATTATTATTTGTTCTTAAATCAAAAAATCCAGTGCTTTGATTTTGGCTAATAACTGCATTAGTTCCTTCTACTTCAAATGCCAAAGTTCTTGTATTGCCAATTTCTATACCTTCGTTTGTTCTTACTGTAAAAGGAAATGTTGTAATTGTTGCTTCGTCATTCCTAACAAATTTATTGCCATCAACAGGATTACCATTTACAAGTAGTTGTTCAGCTTTGTCTGCTATGCCTTTAAATCTTGCAACAGTACTATCAATACTAGAACTTATATTAACGCCTGGTGATAACTGTCCAAATCCAGGAATTAATATTTTAGGTGTAAATGTTGTACCAACTATAATACTAACTGCAACATCATCAACATAATTGATTATTGCTTGTCTATCTACATTGTCGGTATCTGTTATTGTAACTGCTTTTGCACCTGTGTTTGTTCCGCTGGCAATTTCCGGTCCTACCAAAATCCAACCGCTGCCGCTGTACAAGTAGAGTTGCTGTGTACTGGTGTTTACCCACAAATCTCCTAATACACTGTTGGATATATCGGGCTCATCAGTGCCTTTCTTTAATCCACCTGCACTAACCCAATTAGTACCATCATAAACTTTTAATGTATCGTTTTGAGAAGTATTATCATACCAAAGTTGTCCTTCAACAGGATTACTAGGCGGATTGTTGTCAGCAAAGTTTTCAAGCAAATGTAAAAAGTTTGTTAATACTGCTTCTCCAAAGTTTGTTGCGCCTCTGCCAGGCAAACGCAAACTTGTATCTGTGTTAATTTCTTTTTCAACAACTTCAATTTCGCCTTTGTTTACACTGTCAGTGAACTTAATCTGGTATGCCATTAGCTGTTACCTCCGCTTAGACTCTGTATTCTTACAGTATAATCAATTTGAATCAATCTGTTTAAAGATTTTTGCACAGGATGGAAAATAACATGGGTAAGCAGTCTGCCATTTCCATCATCACTGTAACCTCTTAAACCTAACTCGTCGAATACAAATTGATTTTCACTATCGCCACTGGTATCAAATGCATCTTGTCCATTAGGCTCACTGTAATCAAGCAAACAATTAACAAACAAATCAGTATAATTTTGACCGCTAACGTGTCTAATTTCCATTTTATTACGAGTTGGATCTGTGTTGTTAACACTGCGTTCATCGACAACTTTGCTGTATGTTTGATTGTATAAACTTGCTGTAGTACCTGTGCTGTTAGGTGTTAGATATGTAATAACACCAGTAGGATCAACACTAGTACCTCCATTACCAAAACTCATTTCATAAACGAAACCAGATCCTTGGTTGCCTAAACTTTCTGCTAATGCAATACTCATATTTTCATAATGTATTGCATTCCTTTTATTAATAAAAACTTCTCCAGACAATGGATCATGTATTTTTATATGACCTTGTATGTTAAGTTTATTTGAATCATTGTATTGCATTTGCTTGCTTACCTTTACTTATACTGTATTTATTTGCTTAACTTAATTGTTCCTGCTCTTATAAATCTAGCAATTTTTGAATCACTAGTTGACAAATCATCTGTCCAGAGTTTTCCTTCTTTGCGTTGAACTACAATTCTTACACCAGTAGGAACATCGTCTCTAAGTGTAACAGTGTCTTCTGTTACGTCAACTGTAAACTCTGGAGCAACAACTTGATCTCCTTCAGGACTATCTTGATCAATTATAGGATCAAAAACAGTGAAATCATCAGTGGTTGATTTTCTTAATTTTTTACCTCCGACAACAACTTCAATTTGATTTTCGTCAGTTACATCAAAGTCTAAATTATATATGTTTGTTGATCCGTCAGACACAAATATCTGTTGTATATCCTTATCTTTGTAAGGAATACTTTCACGTTCGCCCTGATCTTGTAGTTTAGTACCTGCCGGATATTGTGCTTTTACACCAGTTCCTAAAGTACCTCTACGTATTTGTCTTAATAGGTTGCCTTCTACTGCATAATATTCAATTCTTTCGCCTTCAATAAACAGGACACCAGGTTGGCCTTTTGTTCTGTTTGGCACAGGAATATCAGAAGCATCTTCAACTGTAATATATTGGTCGTAATAGTTTAAAGGTTGTGCTAGTTTGTAAACAGTATCTTCGTTGAGACGTTTGTAATGCACTCTATTAAGCATGTCTTTGAATATTCTAAATCCGTATTTTTCAGTTGTAACATTTGCTCCGAATTGGATAACTTCAATTACTTCGTTATCTTCTGGTTTTGTAAACAAGTTTACAACAGTGTTATCACTCATTAAATTATAATCAATACTTGGACGTAACAATTTGTGGTTTTGTATTACCCAAACATAGTTTACACCTGCCGCTGGTGTGTTTAATGTTATTCTACCATTGGTTAATTGTATTGCAGTGCTATATTCAGTACTACTTACTGAAATAACAGGAGAGTATAACACTTCAAAACTTAGTCTATCAAAGTTATTAACATCATGTTCACTGAATGTTATTATTTCAACTTTTTCGCCTACTCCTGGAACATCTTTAAATGTTAAATTTTCACTTTCTACAAATTTAACGTCATCTATTCTGACTGCAAGTGGATAACTTTCTGTTTTTACACCTGTAATAGAAAGAGGTACATCATTTTCTGCTGCTTTGACTTTAAGCTCTTTAAAATAACCATTTAGTGTTAATCTAACTCCAGTATCTGTAGTTTCTGAACTTTTTACAGTAGCAAAAATTTGTGTACTGTCTTCCATTACAAAACTAACTAAATCGCCTTCGTCGTGTAACAATCCATCTCTAGTGCTATCTTCCATGTCAACTAAGTCAACAACTGTATCGATGAAATAATATTCACCATTACCTAAAACATATATTTCTAAAATATCACCTACTGCACCTAAGTTAGGATCCAAGAATTCTATTCTACTATTGATTGCATCCCATCTATAATCAATTGCATCAACGATAACTTTATTATTAAGTAATACTACAACATCATCGTTTGAAATTTTTGTAGGTTGTTCAAACTGCCATGTTTGTATCCCATAAACTCTATCATTAGTTAATACATGTCTTATATTATAACCTGCATTTAAGAATCTATTTCCTTGTTTTACAAGCATTTTGTGAGTAAATGGTTTTTCAGTAAACGGTAATTTATCTGCATCAAATTTGTATACATAATTTACACCATCGCCAATAAAACTTTTATCAACCATAATTTCACTGAATGATTTTGCGTCATTGTTGTATAAACTGAAACCAATTACTTCGCCGATGGCAGGTGTTCTACTGAATCTAATTGCAGCACAATTTTCTTGCTTGTAAGTACTATCAGTTTCAAAAATTTCATAATTCAAACCCAATTGCTGTACTTCACCATTTAAAGTAACAAAACTACTTAAAGGATCTATAAATTTAATACCAGTTACAAAAATATTTGTAACTCCATCGCCGATAAATGTATCGCTTTCTAGTATATCAGTACCATTGTTTCCTATGACAATAATATGTAAATCCATATCATCTTGTATTGTACTATCATCTTCAAATGTTAAAAGATTGTTTTCATAATCTACAGTATACGAAGCATCATCTACTTTGTTACCATTTAAATTAACTATTATTGCTTGTTGACTTTGTGGCAACATGTCTATAGCATAAGACAAAATACTACTACTTGTTTTATAAATGTAACTGGTTTTAATACCTTGTCCATCTGCAGGCTTATGTTTTACCTGTATGTCTAATGTATCAACAATTTGTCCAGGTACAACTTCTTCAGGTCCTGCACTGGTTATTGGAGTTACAAAACCGTCGCCGTCTACAACTATTTCACCGCTATCTAAACCTTTTGCAGTATTGTTAAATCCGCCGCCAGTTAATTCGGTATCTAAAACGTTGTCTGCAGGATTAAAGCTACCATCACTTGTAGATTTACGTACAATGAAAACATCGCCTTCGGCTGTTGGTACTTCGTTGTCAATTGCTATTTCGTCTTGTACACCATCGCCGTAAACAGTATTCATTAAAGCATTTTTATTTGTAATTGCACTACTACCATCAAAATTAGGATCATCTATACGAACATTATTTTTGTAAATGTTGTATGCAACTCCATCTTCTAAAGGCTTGCTCAATGTTAGTACAAGTGTGCTGCCATCAAGTGTGAATATTTCATCTTCAGTTTCATTAAAAATATCCCACGGAATTATTCCAAAGCCACCGATGTCAAATCCTTGATCTGTTTCAAAATCAACACTTTCAACTTTAACACCTTCATAGTCTACGCCAGTCATTAACTGACCAAGATTTTTTGTGCCATCTTCGTTTTTAGTTATACCAGGCATACCGCTTGTTGGGTTGTAGAAAAAGTTAATTCTATCAGCTGCTTCTAGCATTGCAGGATCTTTATAATAGGTTATTTCAATTACACTATTATTTTCTGGTGCAGTTTCAAATTCAATTTGTCCAATAGTTCTATCATAGGTTTTTAAAGTATCATCAATGTTACTTGTTGTAAAGTCTGTATATAACACTTTGTTACCATCGACAGTAACATTAATTCTGCTCTTGCGTAAATCTAACGGCCATTTTGTTGTATAAACTTTTTTTGCACCTGTGCCTGTAAAAGTTTCAACAGTTTTCAAATCAGTGAATACAAAATTTCCTGACACACGATCAAATTTCATAATCATATGTGTGCTTCTTACAGGACTATCACCTATCACTGCAATAATCCTTGGCATTTCATAATCATCTTCAAAACTGCCATTTACTGTTACAGTAGGCTGACTTGTGTACAGCGCATCGCTAAAATCAATGTCAATTGATGTAAGTTTGTCACCGGTTCTAAATCCTTTACCTGTTAGTGTAGGTCCGTTGCCTCCAGATATGGTAATTACTGGCTGACTGTTTAAACCGTAACCTTGATTGTAAATTACAAGTTCTTGAATTTTAAACTTGTAATTTTCAAGCCAATTCTTTTGAGGATATGTATCAATAAATTCTCTATCTCCTACAATTCTTTCATTGTAGAATTTTACTGTTTCGGTAACAATTTTGTTTTGAATCTGATCATATCTAGGAGGTAAATCAAAATCACTTATCATAGTTTGAGAATTTTCTACTTTATCATATGCGCTGATGTATTCTCTAATTTTACTACTGTAAGGTTTAACTTCACTAATAAAATCTTTGTAACTATCAAGATTATCTGATTTAAAGTTGATTCTTTGATCTAATTCGCCTACATTGTGTTTTGCTGTTAAGAAGCTAGTTTTAAATATCCAATCCACTGTTTGTTGCTCATACAATGCATATCTAATACCTGTAAACAGTATTTCATTGAATTTTAATTCTAAATCATCTATTAGAATTTTATCTCTTAGTGTTTCTAATATAATACGTCTTTCATTAACTGGTTCAGTATCGTACACTAAATTATCAAATCCGATTTTATCAAAACCAAAATTTGTATTTTGATACAATCTACTACTAAACTGTATAGTACCATTTTGACGTCCTATAGTTTTGTAGTTTACAGTGTAGTCAACTTCTGGTTGGACATCTATTTTTTGTAACAACAACCATCCACCTGTTCCAACATCTTTGATTTTAACAACATCGCCAATTGTATCGTTAATACTGTCTAACTGATAGCTACCATCTATTAAGTAATCAATAGCTGTATTTGCATCATATCCTGTTTCATACCAATCGCTGTAGTTCCAGTAACTTGGAACAGTCCACCTTTGATATTTTACTCTTTCAAAGTTGCCATTATAATCATAATCATAAATTGCCCATTTACCATTAAGTTCTGCATCAGAATTTATTAATAAACTAAATGGACGGACTGACAAGTTCATAGAAGAATAATTATTACCCTGATTAACAATTTTCACAGAACTAATTCTGCCAACATTATCGATAGTTACTTGTACTTCTGCATCTGTGCCTGTTCCTGTAACAGTTACTTGGGGTGCAGATTTGTAACCATACCCTCTGTCATCTACAATAACACTTACAAGTCTACCATTTTCTAATACAGGAGTCAGTGTTGCTTGTTTAGTATTTGCTACCCCTATTGTTGTTATATCATCAACTGTATCAACTTCAACATCAAATAAGCCTTCTAACAATCTAGGTTTTTGATCTTCTTTGAACAAGTCGTCTATATCTTTAAAATCAGTAATAATTTGTTGTCTTAAAATATAGTTTGTTCTTTCTAAAGTTTGTTTCAGTGCTTCTAAATTGTTCCTAAATAAACCTTGTCTTGGACGATTTTCAATGCCGTATTTTTTAGTTTCGCCTAAATCAGGATCAGGTACTGGTCTGTTATTAACATCATAACCTACCAAGCTATCAATCCATTTATTAATAAATGTTTCTGGTGGATTACTTCCTGCTAATCCTTCACTTAAAAGTTTATATTCAGTGTGAATATTTCTATCGTTTATTTCACCTTTGTAAACATCAATGTGTAAAGCAACATCTTTATCCTTTATTAAAGAACCTACGTTATGCAATGCAAATTTATCAGTGCTTAAGGCACTCATGAATCTATATCCTGATCCTTGAGGATCTACTATTAATTGTTGTGCATCATAAGAACTAATTTTTTTGTTTTCGCTTGTACGAAGCTTATTGTTTTGCACCCAGAAATAATACTTTGTTTCAAATGTTTCTGTTACACTATTAAATTTACGACCAACACTGTATTTAAAATCTCCATATTTACTAATACCGCTGATGCCTTCTATGATACCGTCGTTTGTATCTGCAAGTTCGTCCCATTCACTTGGCAAGTAATCTGACTCTACCCATTCGTAAACTTCTGTAGTACTATTAGGAATTAATTTATTCCAAAAACTTGTTTGGTTTTCTGCATTACCTTGATAAGGATTATACCACTTAGTAGATCCAGTATTCCACCAATATGTACCTACAAATTCACTAGCCCAAAAATCTTGGTTGTTGTTATTGGTTACATCTACAGAATAACTTGCAGGATCAAATGCAAGTTTTAAATCAATAGCTTCTTCTGCTGGACCTGCTATTTTTCCTTGGATCGGATCCACAACATCAAGGAATGTAATTATATCATTGTTGGTTTTATCAAACAAGAATGCACGTTTAATTTTATTAATATCTGGTGTGTCAATTTGTTCCGATAATTTGTTCCAAGTATATTTTGTTTTATCTCTTTTTAAATTAACAACAACACCGTAATCTGCTGTGTATTCTAATCTAGGATACCCTATATAAATGTGATTAAAATTACTTAATAAGATTGGAGTCGAACTGCCTTTTGTGTTGTAGTTCCAATCCAATTCTTCAGCATACAAATAGTTGTTATTGAAATTTTGGAAAATGTATATAGTTCCGCCATTTTCAAATTTATTAAAGAACTTGGTTGTGTTATTGTCAAATGTTGTATCTTCAACACGGATTAACGTTTGATCAAACAATGTTGGATTAGATCTAAATCCATTTGCACTAGCAATGATTAAGTTTTCATCGCTGAAGTTTAAATCAATACCAAACAATTCTCCATCATTGCCAGTTGGCGGATAAAGAGTTTGTGTGAGTGCATATTCGTTTCCATTGTATCTGTAAACATATACAGCACCATAATCGGTTCCTAAGTCATCATTTCTTATCGCCGATATTGCTATTGCTTTTCCGTTTGCACTGACCGCAATATTTCTTCCAAAGTCTTCGCCTATATCATTTGTTTCAATAGTTTCGTAATAAGCGTATCTGTTATCAACTCTTCTGTATATGCTAACTTTATTTGTATTAAGAACATCTTCGCCGTTAACTATAATTACTTCGCCATCTAAACTTACATCAAAGTCAGTAGCAATGTCAAATCCATCTGCAACACCAAGATTATCGCTTTCTTCTTTTAACAAGTTAATTTGTGGTGGAATATATCCTTTATAATCTACATAAACATCTAATACTTCCCAAAATGCTGAATTAAATGTTTGAGCCGGTAAATCTTTAGTAGCACGATATAAGTTACTATCTCCGTCGGCACCACCAGTAGTATTATACCAGACTATTTCACCTTCGACATAATTTTCTGCAACAGAAAAACTACCTCTATAATTGTTATCTTTGCTGAATTTAAAACTTCCATCTTCGGTATCGTTATCAAAGAAATATATTCTACCTTCAGCTACATTACTAGCAATATACAAACGTAAAATACCGTCTAAGTCTTTTCTACACTTTACAATTCTGCCAAATTGCTCTGCGGCTGTAGGGTCTGGGCTTACAATTGTGGTTTGTAATTCATATGTTGTTCCTACTTCGGCTTTTTTATAAATTGAAACTGCACCACTTACTGATGCTGTTGAACTGCCATCATTATCAACTTCGATTAACGGCGCAACTTCCCAATCTTGGCTAAGTTTATTAATTGTACTTGTATCACTACCATCAATATCTACTTTAGCTCTCCAGAGTGTACCTCGGTCATTAACAATATCACCTGCACTATAACTGGTGCCTGATAAAATATTACCTTTGAATCTAGTGTTTAAGTTTGCAGCATTTGGCGCTGCAACAAACAAGTAGTCTCCATTTGGTGACATAGCTAAACTTGCACCAAATCTGCTGTTGTTTCCTACTATTGCTGTATCTGCTTGATAATTTTCAGTAGATGTAAAGTCTCCGTTTTCACCAATACGACTATAAACTATAACTCTGCCATTGCTATTAGGATCACCTATAGCAAGTCTGGTGTTTGTTTGATCTACAGCAATAGCATCTGCAAAGTTAGTTTTTAATCCTGTTTGCGGATTTACAATAATATCTTCAACATCAAATACAGATTTATTTTCTAATACTGACCATTTGTTATTTCCAATATTGTCAATCCATACTTTTTTACCATCAGATACGTCTGTAACTGTTAAATTTGTATTACAAGAATCAATATCATTAAATCTTCTCGATGCAACTTTAAGTACAATACCTTTGCTACTATCTTCTAAATTAATTTCATCTTCAGCAATGTCTGATTCTGTGTAAAATTCTACTTCTTTATATCCAGTATATATTACTTGTCTAAATCCGTCAAGTTCATCAGTAATATTTGTCAAGCCTATAACATCGTTAGGTGATAAATCGTGTTGTTTATCAAAGAAAACTTTAAAACCTGTAAGAGTTTTTACAATACGTTCAACTTGATAATCTTTTTTAACAAATTCGTAAACACTCCAATCTAGTCCATCTTCAGTTACCCAAACATACTGTCCTTGTGTAACTAAATTTATATCAAAACCAAGAAGTTGATCTATACCAGATGTGATAAAGTCTATTTGTGCCGGTGCTACATATCCAGCTGTTTTAGTAATTTCTTCATAATCTTTGTATTCAAAAATAGTTTCATTATAATTTAAAGGTTTAATTTCTATATCAGTTGTAGGAACTTGATAGATAAAATCAGTTCTTGTTCTATCAACAGATTTAACTAATTCAAAGGGTTGAGGTGATAACTTATATTTAGATTCATCTATAGTAATTTCAAACTCATCAAAACTATCTGTAGCACCATATTGTCCTGCTCTAATAGCCCATTCTTCAAAAAACTCAATGCTATCTTTATCAGCAGCACTTAATTTGTCAAACAATTTTGTTAAAACATTTTTAGTGCCTTTGTCTTGTATCATTCCTTGATAGAATTTGTATTGACTAATATCATCGTTGATTATATTTTTTAGGTATTCTCTTTTTTGATATCCAATTAGATGTTGTGCTAACCTTTGTTGTTCTGTATCAAAATTATCTGTATCTAGGTCATAAAAATCAGCAAATTGACTTGCACGGTAATCAAAGTTTGGTATTAGCTGATTAGTTGGCTTTTCACTTAAGATAGTCCAATTTGTAGCATTAAAGAATTCTGCACTCGTATGACTTAATATAGCTGTATAATATTTGTCTTTATATTGTACTACATCACCAATTATGTAATCAGCATAACTTTTCCATTTTGTTGCTTTAGGTTCGTCAAACACAAATCCTGGAATATTTAATGTACCACTCCAATCTGCTGTTTTATAACCAACTACTTTGATTCTCTCTTGTCTATATCCACTTGTTTCATTATAGATAGTATCAGCAAAAACAGTGTTATTATCTATAACAATACAATGTTCTTTTTGAACTAAGAATAGTCTTACAAAGTAAACACCTATATTTTCATCGTTACTTGCTAAACTAAAAGTATTGTCTGTATCTCTAACCAAATTAACAAATTCATTAGAAAGCAATTTACCGTCTTGATCTAGTATTTCATAGTCAAAAATACCATCATACAAGCTGTCGGGTAAGTAGAAATTTCTTTTAAATTTTATTTGGTTTGCACTAGGTGATAAACTTATTACACTATTTTCGCCCCAGTTTTGTGTAGTCCAAAACAAGAATTCTTTTGCACTTAGTCTAAAGTTTTCAACAATTCCGTAATTTGAATTATTGTAGTCAAATTCAAATCCAATTTCTTGTAAGTATCTATCATATCCTAAAAGAAAATCTACAACTTGCTGATAAGTTTTTAAAACTGTACCATATTGGAGAGTAGATTTTTGAGTTGAAAATCTTTTACTAAATCTTGCTGTTCTACCACCAACAGTTGGCAATTCTGCTAACTTGCTAAATTTTGTATTATCAAAATCATTTCCACTTGTGTGTGTTTCGTTAACTCTGTAGTAAACGTCACTAAATCTAACAATTCCACCTGCAACATATAATTTTTCACTTGTCCAATTACTAAATGTTTCGCTTATACCTCCTACTGTGAAAAACGGATCATTATTTGATGGTATAACATCATAATATGTAAATTGCGGATTATATCTATCGTAACCTCTTATATTATATCCAGTTGCAACTTTTTCTATTACAACACCACTATAAGTAGCTACATCATATGGACTGCTAGTTTTTAAAAATAAATTGTAATTTTCTTGAGGCGTAAATATGTCGCCGCTGCTGTTAGGAGTTTTACTGTCTAACACAAGATTTACTTTTTCTTTATCACTAAAGCCAGCAAGTCTAAAACTTAAATTAAAACTTATATTTTTAACATCATCTTTATATTTTTCAAAAGACATGCTTTTAAAATTGATTAATCCTTTGATATAATTTATTAATCCACTAGTAAGATTATCGAAATCAATTTTAGAAGTTCTTATTCCGGCATCATTGTAAACTATATTTCCTGCTAAGTTTTTCTTAATTTTACTATTATCATAAGTTAAACCAAAAATTTGTGCAGGTCTAAGTAACAATAGTGCTGTAATTAAACTAAATGGATATTCGCTACTTCTACGCCATGCTGTTTCAGCAGGTCCTTGATCACCAAATTCAAGACTGTATCCAATTTGATTTGCAAAACTAAAATCTTTTGCAAATCCAGTTTCAAAAGGACTTCTCAACTGCCCATTTTCGTTAACTGGTATTTGTTTTGTAAGATTAGGACGAGCAAATTTTACATTTTTTCTAATTAGTTTATTTGGTTCTCTAATTATACCTGCTTCTAAGTCTTTCCATAATGGAATGTTATCTAATGTATAAGGCGCAGGACCGTAAACACTTTCCCACCAAGTTGGCTGTACAGTAAAACCTAACATTTCCCAAGGTGTTAAATTAGGAGTATCTGTATCATACGCATTTTTATATACAGCTCTCCAAAAGCCTTCTAATCTATTTCCATCAATGTCGCTTGAAACTTTATAATTGTATGAAAAAGAATCATTTATATCACTGTATTTGTTTTCTTGATAATCGTAAACCTGAGAAACATTAGTCCAATTTATAAAATCTGCGATAAGAATAAAATCTATATCTTTTTGACTTAATCCAGTGTTTCTGTAACGTCCTGGTACAAAATCATAGATATTAAAAATTTCTGCGTCATATCTATTTTTAACATTATTAAAGATTCTTTTCTCTAATTCTAAAAGCAATTCATCTCTAAAATCATCAAATGCAACAGTTCTACTTCCATCGTGTCCTCTAACTACTTTGGTAGGAGTACTATAAGAAGTATCAACATAAATTTTTGGTTCGTATAATGGATATAGTCCTAACTTACTAGGAGTAGGCGGAACAAAACAACCATCGGTTGTTTCATATTCGTGTATTTCAATTTTATCATCATTTTGAACTGTAAAAATATATACAAATCCTTCGGTAGTAAATTCATAATCAATACCATATAATAATTGTACACCGTTTTTGTAAATCAAAACTGCTTTAGAGCTAAGTGATGTTATATCGAACGCTGTAGTTAATGGATAATAAGGATTTCCTGCATCTAAAACTGTATATTCGATTATATTTTTTCCGCCAAATGGCACAGTATCACTATCATAAAACGCATCACTACGAGTTTTGCTACTTGCAAACTGACCTAACAAATAATCAACATGTTTTACAATTGTATTATTATATCCATCATATGTGGCAATTCTTAAAAACTCTCTTTTGAATTTACTATATTCTCTTAATGCCAGTTTTATACTGTTTACAACATTGTGTTCTTTTGATGTTAAATGATATAACGGTAATCCAATTGGTCCTGAATGTGTAACAAATCTATCACCATAAATTTCTATAGGTCCTAAATCTCGTAAATTTCCTACACCTGGATGTATTCCGTTAAAGTTGTCAATATTCTCAACAATTGTTTGAACATGATCATTTACTTCGCCAATAGTAAATTCAGTAACATCCAAATTATTAGGATTTCTTTCAAGGTTATATGCAGTCTCATAATAACCATTAGAATTTTTTTCAGATTCACTATAACACTTGATTATAAGTCTGTCATTTTCAGCAATATCTTCTACTAAATTAATAACAACATTTTCTCTAGCATTTGCAGTTAGGGTATAATCTGTGCCTAGTTTCAAAAATTTACGATTTGTAAATACTTTTAATTGTAAATCATTTAATCTTTCGCTTTTTTCAAAACAGTTGATTTCGTAATTGTTTGTTTGCTCATTGCCTTGATAATCCAATATTACTGCTTGAGAACTTTTCTTATAGTGCTTTTTCCAAGCATTTGTAAAACTTTCTTCAGCATTATAACTGTCTGTGATTTTTAGGAAACCTTTGTTTGACGGTAAGTTTACTGTTTCATCATCTACAATATAAGTGTTAACTTGTTTTAACAAATTAAATTCAAAAACTATATCACCAACATTATCAATATTTTTATAACTTATTGGAAATCCTAATTCACTATCGTTTGATCCCGACCCTTGCTTATATGAAAAGATTGTGTTTCCTACAAAGTCATTGCTTGTATAGAATTCATCACCATAAGAAATTCCATTTTCATCAAACATATCAAACAACGGAGTTTGATTTACACTGATTTTTTCTTGTGCTTTTTTCCACGATCCATTTGTATAAAAATACTGTTTTCCAGAATTTATTTTTCCGCTAGTAACTAAAACTATTTCATCTTCATTTGGTAAAGCATCTGGCTCTTCTACTAAAGAAATTTGTGTTTTGTTTTGAAACTTTATAAATTCTACTTTGTAAATTTTATTTTTAACTTGAGGATCTGTGTCAGCTGTAAACAAGATACGCATTCCATCCACAACATCGACATTATCAATATTATAACCTTCTCTGCCCTCTATAATAGAAAATACGTCTTTTGTCCAATCATCAATTAAATCAATAGGTGTTTTGCATACTGTTCCATTATGCCACATTTTAATACCAGGAGCAAATTCAATGATAGGACGTTTTGCTCTACTATTTTCAGGTAAAATATAATCCTGTTTGTTAATATTTGCACTTTCATTGATGACACTAATGTGGAACCATCTGTTATAACGTGCCCAAGGATTTTTATCTTTACTTGATCTATTACTAATAATGTAATCTTTTACCGCAGGATATCCTACTGTAGTACTCCACGGCAATCTATCAAATCCATATACATCAAATGGAACATTCTCGTCATCTGATAATAAATCTACAGTTGTTAAATCTTCCAGTGGTATAAGTACTATTTCTTTTCCAACACCTTCAACATAAAACTCACCCGAAGAATACTTTTCTGGTGTAATATTTCCTGCAAAAGTAATTTTCATACCGTTGCTCAAACTCCAGCCTTGCCCTGTAGTATATGTTGTTTTTCCTACTATTTCTTTATCAACATCTAATACTGTGTTTTCTTCAATACTTGCTATATTAAGAAGTCCACTTGTATTAATATCTTCTTTGCTAATATAAAATAAACTATCTGGTGTGTTATCTGCAATTGTGAATTCTATAATACCATTTTCTACATATCCATCAACATCTGCATTTGTAGTTGTAATTCCAGTTGTATAAAGTGTGCTTTCATTTCTAACACTGTCTTCATATGTTAAACCAGGTAAAAATTCTCTACTTATTGCAAATGCAAAAGGATGTCCCGGAGTATTAATTTCAAATCTGTATGTTTGTCCTTTGTATAATGTAAGTAGTGGATTTCTAGTAAGTTTATCAGGAGTAAAAACATATGCAAAATTATCACCGTCATCTACAACACTTACTTTGTAAGTGCTTACTACGTTTCTTTGATTACCTGTAACTGTAACTGTTTGAGGCCCATTTGGTAACCAATAGTATTCACGGAAATTTGTAAACATATCAAAGTTAATATTTGGATTCCAAGAATATATTTCTTGTTCATTTAATTTGCTTTGATTTTTTGTATTACTGTAAAAACTGTTTAATTGACCAATATAGTCAATGTAATCTTTATGAAATACAACATTATCCAAATCATCTTTGATATTGATACTAGGATCTAACTGATAATTTTGTCTTAATGAGTTTATTTCTGTAAGATAAGTGCTGTTGTTAATATTAGCTTTGGCGTTTTTTCTACCTACAAATGCATTTATTTTTTCAACTGCGCCTGTTGAAAAAAGTTGGTCTATAGTAGAACCTGTAAGTTTTTCATTGGTACTTGTTCTAAAATAACGAGGTAAAAATTTGCTACTCTTCTTCCTGTTATCACCAACTGGAAATTCTTGTTGCTGGTCGTTATATGCCATACTTTGATATTCCTCTATTATTCACTTAATGTACTGCTTTGAATATTAACGTTTTGTGTGTTAGTTGCGGTAACAATTGTGCCTGTGGCTTTTAAGCGTGTTGCTGTAATTGCATCAATAATTTCAATGTCATTAACTGTTGCTGCACTTACAAATATTTCATCACTTTCTGCTTTGATTTCATATAAACTTCCAAAACTTTGATTTTCTTGTACTGGAACTAAAACTATACTTGCAATATCAGGAGATAATGTTGAAACTATGTAAGTAGATAATTCACTAAAATAAAAAGTTTCTCCAAAGTCCCAATTTTCTAAACTAAAAAATGTATTAATAGCAGAAACTACACGTGCCTTAATATCATTGTCATTTAATACTTGTTCATTGTTTTTTACAATTTTAATTTTTGCTTGTAAATCAACCGGTGCTTTACTACCAAATAATGCTTTGTATTTTACAGGATGATATATTACTTCGTCACTGATACTTTTGCGTTGATTAATTTCTTGTCCATATTGGATAAACAATTCATCACTGCTTGGAGGCAACGGTTTATCACTGATTTCATTGCCTATCCATTTCCTATATTCTGTATCATAAGATCTAGTTAAAAGATATGTATCAATCATATTTGATACACTTGGATCTAATCTGCGATTCTCATTAGCAGCATGATAATATCTAAACTTAATATTATCTCTTCCGATATACGCTCTATATCTATCATCAATAATTAGTCTATTACTTTCTAACCTTTTAAAAATATCAGTGGATCTAAAATAGAATACTGTACCTTCATCATATTGACTTAAAGCACCGATGTTTTGTTCTAGTTCAAACGTATCAATAATACCTTCGACAGCATTATCTATCGCATAAAACGCTTCGGTATCTCCGGTAGACATTTTCTTTTCATAAACGTAACTATTATTATCTATAGCAACAAAATCAGTAAAAATATCAGGATTATCTACAACACCATCGTCGTCTGAATCAAAAAAGTCAATTTCTATTTTAGTGCTATCAACATAATTGTCAATATTAATATAATCAGAAACTATTTGCCAATCAATGTCAGTTGTAAAATAATCTAGAGCAAAAGGTTTATTATTAATATTTAAAATTTGTATTTTATCTTTTACAATTCTTTGTGTTCTGCTATCATAGATTTTATCAACTTTATCAAAGTAAAAACGTATTTCGTCTAAACTACTGAATATGTATTTTAAACCTCTATATGTAACAGTATAATATACACCGTTGTTTTCAAACAATATTAGCCAACTGCCATCTAAGTTTCTTCCAGATATATCTCCGGTACTACTTAAACTAAATTCTTGGCTAGAACTTAAATCTTTATCGAGTATTATATCCCATCTGCTTTTTTCAAAATCATAACGTAATCCAAAACGTTTAAAAGCAAACATCTGCTCTACAAACAAATTAATTGTATCGTCATCTAATGATTTTGTAAGAACTGGGATAATTTCTACTAGCTTACTGCCAGTTTCAATGTTATCATTAATAATTACAGGACCTAAATTAGTATCTGGATCGTTAGTAGTTCCATTTTCAAATACACTAATAACTTTTATCCATTTATATGTTATAGCACCTTTAACAGTTGCAGTGCCCTGTTTAAGTTTATTATTATCAGTGCTATCGAAATAATATCCTACAGGTGCTTCAAATTTCAAATAAGCACCAGGTTTAATATATGTTAAAAGTCCACTTGTAAAACTACCAAGAGTAGCAGTAATACCATCAGTATCAATAAATTTACCAGTACAACGATTTAAATCAAATGTTTCTTTATTCCAGGTCAATCCAAAATTTGCAATAGTTTCATTTCTAGGAAATTTATCTAAATAGTAATTACGCATTTTACTATTTTTTATAAGTTCAATAATTGTATTCCTAGCAAAAAATTCAATGTCAGTTTGATTAACAAATTCAAAGTTTAATTTTTCATTTAAATAATTTCTATATATTAAACCGTCGTTGCCATACAAATTAGTATTGCTATATTTTCCTGTAGAATCTCTCAAATCAAAATATCTACTAACACCACTACTAGTTCGGTTAACACTTTTGGTTTTTACAATTTCTTGGCTTACACTTAAAGGACCAACATTATAGTCTTCACCAGTTATCAATCTATCTTGTGTATAATAATTTGAAGGTGCATTTTGTTTAATACTAGCATTAGTTTCGCTAGTTGTAGCATTTGTAATAGTGCTTTGTAGTTCAAGAACTAAAGAAATCTTTTCTACTTTTCCTGCTTTACTAATATAAGGTACAACTACATTTACACCAGTAAATTCTGCAGGAATAATTCTAATTGGACGATTAGCACTTTGTCTATAATAAATTCTAAAATTACCTTTTGGAATAGTGCCAAAAACACCATCACTGAAAACAAGACTTACTGTATCGTTTACTTTTGTTAACACAGTGTAAATATTTGTTATATTTTTTTCTAAACTATTGTAAACAATGTTGTTGCCTTCTACTGCATCAACTTTATTCCATAAATCTGATTCGTTGCCATCAGTATTTAATTTGTAAAGCCAAACATCATCGTTATTGATGTTTGCTGTGTTTACATCAACGGTTTCATGCGGTGCAGCTACATCTAAACGGAATTGGTTGTTTAAAAGTTTACCTTGTCTAAAATGTAAAAAATATCCACTGTTTGTACTACCAGGGCCTTGGCCATTATCTCTATATAAAAATGCTAAGTTATTACCAGGTAATGGCGCTTCCTCATATATTTTATTATTGTCAAAATTGGTGCTTACAACTTCAAAACTTTCTTTTTTATTATCAATTGATTTTGAAAATTCATAAACAGGAACAGTATTACTTGTTCCATTAAATCTATAAAGCTGTGTTGATACACCGTTAACGCTGCCATCTTTTAGTGGTTTACCAATACCATTTTGTGCCGGTAGTGCAGCATTTAAAATTCTTGTAAATTGTTCTTGCCAATTAGAGTTTGTATTATCATTCCAAAGTATACTTTGGTTAGCAACATTAATATTATTACTATCAATTATAGATTCTGTTGTGCTAACGCTTACAATTTTTAATAAACCGTTTGCAGGCTTGTTTCTTTTTGGATTATAACTTAAAAGACGTGCGTGTCTTAACACACTTTCTCTACGTTCGGCAAGTTCTATAAAGTTATCTCTTGCATTAAGATCAACACGATAGCTGATATTTTGTCCTAAAAATGCAATCAAATCTATTAATGCAATATATTCACTGCTTTCAATATAATCATTAAAATCTTCAGGATAGTTTTCACGCAGATAGTTAATCATTGTTCTGCGTAGATTGTCAAAATCGTAGCTCTTAAAATCAGCGTTACGGAAAGTTTGATATATACGCTTCCAATCTTCAGCTTTGAGCAATTTGTTTTGTCTATCAGTTATAGCCATAGAGATATTCCTTTAATACAGTAATATTTATCGCATTGAATAATATACGCAGTTTAAATTAAACCTGCATTTTGATCAAATCTTAATTTAAGTTGTTCGCTTATACTGTAAGGAAGATATGTAAGTTGCACTTCAACTTGTATGCCATTTTCGTAACTATCTATAGCAACTTTATCAACACTTACTCTAGGATCATAGTTGATTATATCTGTAACATTTTTTTCAACTGCTAATTTTAAATCATCAGTTAATGGTTCAAAAAGTATATCCCATATGATTGTTCCAAAAGTAGGATTTTCAAGTTTTTCACCTTGACGTATATGAAAATGATTTAATATATCTTGTTTTATTAATTCTAAATCATAAATTTTAAACTTTTTAGGACGGTTAACAGTACTAACTCCTCTGTAAGATTTGCTTTTTACAGGTGATTGTTTTGTGTTAGTTCCTACAGAAGTATTTTTATATATTTTTTGTACCATAACGTATTTACCTATCCACTAGTTACTGCATTTCCACTACTATCTGTTACAGGATTACCATTGCGATCTAATACAATATTGCGTGATACATTAGTGCCAATTCTTCCAGTGCTTGTTATGTTATTATTTGCAATAAAAGATAAATTATTCGATGCACTAGTCAGTGTTAGAAGACTACCAGTATTTGTAATATTATTGTCTGTTGCACCATTAATTAGAGTTCGTGTTGCTTCTCCTAAATTCAATGCTAAAGAACCTATAGGTGAATCAAACTGTAAACCTGCTGTAATCTGTCCTCTTTCGTTTGCTGTCAAAACTATAGGTTGTCCTGTTAGCTTTGAAGCAAACGCACCTGCTATAATATCTTGTACAGGTGTAGGCGCATCAAGTATTGCATCACCAACTTCACCAACTAAATTTCCAATTCCTTGGCCAAATGCAGATAATGAAGGTCCTATGCCTGGTATTCCATTTAATGCATCACCTAAACCTCCAGCAAAATCACCTACAACATCGCCAATTGCACCACCTAATTTTCCTAAAGCATCACCTAGTGCTCCAGACGCACCTCCAACTGCTTTTAGCAAATCACCTGACAAGTTTGCAAGCAAAGCGCCGCCAGCTACTGTTCCTAATAAGCCTGATATTAATCCTCCTAAACCAGATGCTCCTCCAGCACCTTTTAAAAATGTATCAATTGTTATTTCAACTGCACTTTCTCCAGGATTGGTTACTTGGGTAGGATTCTCTTTTTGATATCTATCTATTGCGCCTGTGCCATTTCCGCCAACTGTATGAGGACCTCCGCCGCCGAAGCCAAAGTAACTTCCGCCTAGACTTAAATTAAATCCGCCGCTGCCTATACTAAAGTTTAGTCCACCTACACTGCCGCCTATTCCGAAACCGCCTGGACCAAAACTAGCACTTATTCCGCCTGCATTAAATGATCCGCTAGTAATACCTTGAGGTCCAAATTGAAAATTTAATGGGCCTGTGTTTATTCCTCCACTTATACCGCCTTCGGTTAAACTTAAACTAAGGGGACCTGATGTAATATTACCTCCACTGATATTGCCGTTACTATCAAAACCCAAACTTAATGGACCTGCTGTTATTCCTTGTATCTTTCCATCTTGAAATCCTACACCAGCACTACCAACTCTAAATCCTCCTAGTTGACCATCTTGTATTATAACTCCTGCATTACCGTTATCAAACCCAAAACTAGCATTATCTTTAGTTACTCTAGCAAATAAACCATTTGCGTTAATATTTACAGACCCGTTATTTCCTAAAGTATTCACAACAGTTTGGCTTGCTTGTCGACTAAAATTTTGCGCACTACGAAAATCTAAATTTTGGCCTCCTAAATTTATACCTAAATCGTTTAGAGTATTGTTTATTGCTCTTAAAGGATTGCCAATTGGAGCAGTGCTTACACTTCCGTTGTTTACACCAAATACTTGTGGTGTACTTCTTACTGGATTGCCCCTACTATCTCTAACAGGATTTCCATTACTGTCTCTTACAATACTCATATTGCCCCCTTATCTGTCACGTTTTGGAATTTCAGGATATTTGATACCTTCTCCGCTGTCCCAAACGTCACTAATCAATGATCGATCTGTTGCAAGCCTTGATTCGTCTTCAACAGGAATGTGAATATCTTGGCTATCTGGTTTTGCTTCTGTTTTATCTGGTGTAACTGCCATAGGATCCCAATTTTCATGGCCGCTCCACGGCTCATGTTGTGGAACTCTTGCAGGAAATAGTGCTGCTAATGCAACCTCTTCAATTATTTCTGATTCTTCTGAGACAGTTGCCTCAGTTGCTTCTGTAGCTGCTGTTGCTTTAGTTGCTGTAGGACCGTTCATATGTATCGGATTAGCTGTTTCATAATGTCCTTTGCTGTTTATATTACTATTTCCGCTACTAGTTATATTTGTATTACCAGTTGTAAGTGTTTCTAAATTTCCTCCACTGGTAATTTTAGTAGTTTCAGCTACAAGTATTTCCATATTGCTGCCAACTTTTAATTTCATACTTCCGCTACCAGAAATACCTTCAAAACCTTCTTTTGCATTAATGAATACACTTTTGTCTGCTGTGATATGTGTGTTTTCAAATGAATGACTAAACAGATTTTTTTCTGTTAAAACGTGCATATCTTGGAGTGCTGTAATATATGTTTGCAGATAACTGTTAAATAAATTTCTTTCTCCTGCTGTTACAAAATTGTCTTTAACTGCATATAGTTCAATGTTTTTTGCAGCACTAGTTTTGTATGTTTCTCCTACACGGTTTTCAATATTTTTACCAACTGTGTGATATTGATTTTGCACTGCGTTTGTATTAATATTTCTACCTGCTTCTAAATTAATATCTCTATCAGCAACAAAATTTATATCATTTTCGCTGTGTACACTTATGCTATCTTGTGCATAGATATCAATTTTACCATTACTGGTAAGTTCAATCCAGCTAGTACCTCTGCCATTTGAAATATAAATTAAATCTTCACTATTATGTAGTAATATTTGATGACCGGTACGTGTTCTTAAACGCACCATTTCATTATGAGGTATAGCTTTATCACCTCCACCACTAGCTTCTTGATCAATATATTCATAAGGAACGCTGTCTGCAGGACCTTTACGTAATCTTTTATCATCACCGTCGTCAATTGTGATACTTTGTCCGCCTAGTCTGCTTTTTGGAACAATTGCTTTACCATTTTTTGTACCACGTTGCGCCCTAGGACCTGCTTTATCCAAAGGACCTGGACTACTTATTCCATAAACTGCACTAGGTATTTCACGTCTTGCACTTGTGCTGGTTATACCCCGTATGTCATCTTCAGCTAATCCGCTTTCTTTTAATTTTTCTATAAATTTAAGATTAAGTGCTTTTTTATTTTTTGTTGGATCTTTTTGTTTATCGCCATCTGTCTTTTTATTATACTCAGCTGTTGGTAATTTTTTACCTTTTACTCCTTCAGGTGGTTTGCCTTTATAGTATTCTGTTGCTGGTTGCGCTCCTGGTACCATAAAGTTCATGTATCTATCTTGTATACATGCAAACCAATAGCCTCTATTAATATCACCATCAACAAACCCACATAAAACTCTAGAACCTACATCAGGAGGAACAGCCCAAAAACCATAACTTTGTTGTGTGTCAGCATAAGTATCACCAGGAGTCAGGTGTTCTGCAGGTGTAGTTCCATAAAACACTGGAGCATATTCAACATCAACAGTTTCGCCTTCATCTTCTAATTCATTACCAGCTGTATCAAAATTGATTAATGTTACTTTTAATGATCCCATATAATGAGGATCTAAATGACTTACAATTCTACCAACTTTAAATCCATATTTTTTAGCCGCATTTGGATCCTCTTGCGTTCTAGTAACCTGATTGTTTTTTGTGTTATCTTGTGTCATTTGTTTTCCTTAACCAAACGGCGAATATGGTCCACTGGCACCATCTTGTAGAATTGGTGTACTTTCTTCTTCTGGTACTTCGTCTTGGTTTCTTAATCTAAGAAGGTTTAATCTTTGGGTAAATTTACCACCATTGATTGTATTTGTAATAGACAATACTCTATATAATCCACTAAACGCATCAACAGCTACAGATTGATCTTCTGGAAAATACATACCACCATTATCATTGTAATCTATAGGTGTTCTAAAGTTTACTATTACACTTGTTTCGCTCCGTTGATAATCTAAAGTTCCGTCTCCATTTAAAAATAGTGTAGCTTCAGGGCTATTGTAATTTCCCATTCCGCTATCTGCCATAAAATAAGGATCTCCAAATATATCTAAATCTAATTCTAATAAATCAACATCACTATTAATAATTAAATTATGAAATTGTTGTGCTGCACTAATTTTACTATTAGATATGCCATTGCCACCGGCACTACTAGTATTAGAACTTAACACATTTCCAGTTTTACCTAATCCTCCTGGATTTTCTACGCCGCTGCCTGTACCTACTTGAACATATTCAACGTCTTGTTGCTTTGAATGATCTTGTGTTGCTCCTGTAGCGTGTTCATTGTTTATGTTACCGATATCTGTTTTTAAACCAACAAAGAAAGCAGCATTTAATCTAATATCAAAATTAAGTATATCACTGTTTTCACCGGTATAGATGTAATTGTATTCTTTTGCTACTGCAGATTTCATAGGACCATATCCTGGACCGCCGGTAGTTGGAAGTTGAATGGTGCTCATATGTACCTTATACGGAACCACTTCATATATGTACGTTCTTGCTAATCTACCACTATGTCTTTGCTGTGTTTTATCGCTATCGAGTAAAACCTTACTTTGTACTCTAAACCAATCAACATATCCGTTTGCGTCCGGCGAGACACTAGTCAATCCTTGACCCCATTTACTGCTTAATATCACATCTTCGATGATTTTAGTTATTTTTGTATTTTGACCATAATTATAAACACGTAGTTCATTATCTAGTGTAACATCACTCCTATAAAACACATCATTTTTGTATTGATCACTTTCAAACGGCATAGGTGTTTTACCTGGTTCTTGAAATCCATCAATAATTTTAGCTGCACCAAAATCATTTAAGCCTATTGACTCTGCAACTGAAAAATCATCGCTTTGTTCTCTAATAAAATTGTCTACATAATTTTTAATCGAAGGATCAACTGTATTTTGACCTACACCACTGTCTAGAACTCCTGTTTTAAAACCTGTAATTACTGCACCAGGTACTCCTGCATCATCAATATTTAAATTTTGTTGTGCAGCATCTATTTGTGTTGCTTGTAATGTGCCTAAATTGTTAGATGATGTAATACTTTGAGGAAATATAATAGCAACACTATCAGCTTCTACTTCTTTTCCTTCTGCTACCTGTCGAGCTAGATTAGCATTAAGAACAGTGCTTAAACTATATGGCCCATCTTGTAATACTTCAGCAACAGTTCTGCCAGTGATTTGGATATCTGCATTGGTTCTTTCGATTTGATCAAAAAATGCAGTTTCATTCCAAGGTATAGCTTCAACTGAATATTGACTTCCGCTTTGACTAACATCAAACTGCATATCTGTAAGTTGGATTGGGAAGTGTCTAGTTAAGTTATCTTGTATAGCAATAGGATTTCCATCATCATCATACCCAATAAATTCTATTGTAAGCAAATAAGGAGTATCTAAATAGTTTACATATTCGTTTCCGTATGCTTCTTTAGCAGCAATAGCAAGTGTTTGTAAAAACAATCCCATACTGTATGGTTCAATTACATCAAAACTTATTGCAGTAGCGTTAGAACTTCTTGTTTTACTATTATTTGTGACTAAACTTTCAATGTTTACATTATCAATAAAATATTCAAGTTTAATTCCTAGTCTATCTTCATAGTACGTTGTTGTTTTATTTGTTGCTCCACCGCCCGATCTTAAAAGTACGTGATTAGGTTCTCTAACTTTGTAAGTTGTATTAGGAGAATTTACTTCTCCAGCTGTCAAAACAGACAAAGTAAAGATAGTGTTAAATGTACTGAACTGATGCAGAGGGTTGAGTAACGACATTAGATTCCTAATACCCTTTTAATATTTGAACTCTTAGGCAAAAATATTTCAGTTCCTGCCTTAAAATCATTGATAGGATCTTCTATTATATCCATATTTCTCTGTGTGAACACCCACCAGAGCTTGCTATTTCCATATAAATCATAAGCTAACAGGTCAGGACGGTTTTCGTATTGTGGTTCGATAGTATAAACTAAATCATCATCCTGTGCCGGAACAGGTCGAATGCTAAAATAGCCTAATGTTCCGTCTTTTGCAGTAGGAGTTATAGCATAAGGACTTGCATTACTGTATTCTGCCATTATAAATATCCTTGATCAATTAAATTGCCATTAACAAAATCATCTAAACTAAATTGATTTACTTTGTTTCTGCTGTATGCAACTTTGAACACACATGTAATTGTGCTTAGTGTAGGAACCATTCCGTTGTTACTTAAACCAAAACCGTCAATGTCTGCTCCAGTTGCAAATTCACTACGTATATAATCAACATCTGCAGGAAGATCAACAGTAAATGATGTACAAAGCACTGGAATATTTTTTAATACATAATCACCATAACCATTTAATCTTAACAACGGCGGTGGAGCACCTTTGTTGCTGGTTTGACCGTAAGACATTTTGGTTACACTGCGTAAAAAATGAACTGCTGCTATCCAATATTTTCCATCATTTGCATTTTGCACAGGAAACTGGCCTGCAATTTGTATATCTTCAACTCTACTGCTTTCGTATTGCGGAAAAACATAATTATTGTGTACATGAGACAGTTCATTATAATTAGCAGATTGGCTAAGTAATACTGTAGGCACAGTTGGCCATACTAAGGAGTTGTTTGTATCTCTTAAAGGAGAAAGAATAGGACTACTTGCAAATGCACCAGATGACGGAACTGAGACTCGTACTCTCCAATCATCTGTGTAATCATTTGTATAGGAAAAACTTGCCTGTGCAGCATTAGCACTTTGAGGTTCTGCACCAGGTGATATGTTTCTTGCCCTAAAACTAGACATTAGGTTATTCACATTTCCTAAAAAGTCTGCTATAGGTGTATTATTATTTGGTTGGTTGCCTGCAAACGAAGAAGGCGAACTTACTCTTGTAGTCATGGTATTCTCCTATATTGTATTTAGTTGACAAAATAAAGTGCGTGTATTATAATAAAGTTAAGATTAGGAAAAATATATGAAAAGAGTAAACTATTTAAACAACAAAGACATGTTAGCTGAGATACATAAGTCAAAAGCAACATTTTGCAGCTATGTAAGTCCCGAATATGCAAATTATGATATAATTTTACCAAGTGTTGACAAAATAAACATACGCACAATTGCAGAAGCCAAAAGAAATAAAGCCAAATTAATGAGTCAACGTGAATACGAACAACAAAAAGCTATTAACAAAAAGACAAAGATGGCAGATTGCGAAGTTGATTACAAAACAATTAAAAAACAAGAACTAATTTTTAGAATTATGACATTTGATCATATTCCAGAAGAGCCTGGTAGAAAGAAAAACCCTAAAACTATAGCAGATACTAAAACAAAACTAAACTTTCCTCCTTTTCAACACTATAAGTTTGATGAAGAAGACAATTTAATATGTGTAGGTAAAAGTCATTGGACAGGTGGCATGGAAAATGGACATTTTGACAAAACACACGGTATGGCTACAAACAAATTAGCAATGATGTGGTTAAAACTAGTTGATAGATATGCAACTAGAGGCAATGTTCGTGGTTATACTTACAACGACGAAATGAAAGGCCAGGCTATTTTACAACTTTCACAAATAGGACTACAATTTGATGAATCTAAATCCAACAATCCTTTTGCTTATTATACCGCTGCTGTTACTAATAGCTTTGTGCGTGTCATTAATTTAGAAAAACGCAATCAAAACATACGTGATGACATACTTGAAATGAATGATATGAATCCAAGTCATACAAGATTGCACTCCGGAGAATGGGAAGCAGCACTAAGACGTGAAAAAAATAACGGTTGACTTAGTTTAATCGTTATCATACAATTAACGTGCAATTGTAAGGATAATTATTTTGTTTAAAAAAGCAGCAGTGTTTACTGACATACATTTGGGTATGAAGGGTAACTCACGAATACACAATCAAGATTGTGAAGACTATATCGATTGGTATATTGAACAAGCAAAAGCAAATAACTGCGAAACAGGTATCTTTTGCGGTGACTGGCACCATAATAGGAACAGTTTAAACCTTACAACTATGGATACAACCATTAGGTTGTTGGAAAAACTAGGTAATGCCTTTGAACAGTTCTATATGTTTGCCGGTAATCACGACTTATACTACAAAGACAAGCGTGATGTGAAGTCAACTGAGTTTGCAAAGCACATTCCTGGTATCACAGTAGTAGATAGTATTCAAGTTATAGAAGATGTAGCACTGGTTCCTTGGTTAGTAGGTGATGAATGGCGCCGAATTGAGAAGTTACAAGCCAAATACTTGTTTGGACACTTCGAACTACCATCGTTTTACATGAATGCTATGGTGCAGATGCCAGATCACGGTGAACTAAAGTCGGAACACTTCAAGAACCAAGAGTATGTGTTCTCAGGACACTTCCACAAGCGTCAGAAACAGGGCAAGATCCATTACATTGGTAATGCTTTCCCACACAACTATGCTGATGCGTGGGATGATGACCGTGGTATGATGATATTAGACCGTGAGAACAATGCAGAACCGGAATATGTCAACTGGTCAGAGTGTCCTAAGTACCGTACAGTCAAGTTATCACAGTTGATTGATGAGAAAGATACATTTATAAAAAGTAAAATGTACTTGCGTGTTAACCTAGATATTGATATTAGCTATGAAGAGGCAAGTTTCATCAAGGAAACTTTTATGGATCAATATAATTGTAGAGAAATAACACTTATACCTCAAAAACATCTAGAAGAAATTACTACAGACTTGGATATTGAACAATTTGAAAGCGTAGATCAGATTGTTAGCAACGAGATACTTGCAATCGATAGTGACAACTTCAACAAATCGTTACTATTAGACATATATAATGGATTAGAATGATAAAAGTAAAAGACTTAACAGTTAAAAACTTTATGAGTGTGGGTAATGTTACCCAAGCTGTAGATTTTAACGAAGAACAACTAACACTAGTACTTGGTGAAAACCTTGATCAAGGTGGAGACGACACTGGATCACGAAACGGTACAGGTAAAACAACCATAATCAACGCACTGTCTTACGCATTGTACGGTCAAGCACTAACAAACATCAAGCGTAACAACTTGATTAACAAGACCAACAGCAAAGGCATGTTAGTTACTCTAAACTTTGAGAAAAACGGTAACAAATATCGTATTGAACGTGGCCGATCTCCAAATGTTCTTAAGTTTTACATAAATGACCATGAACAAAAAGAAGATATAGACGAATCACAAGGTGATAGTCGTAAAACACAAGAGTCAATTGGTGAATTATTAGGTATGAGTCATGATATGTTCAAACATATACTTGCATTGAACACTTATACAGAGCCTTTCTTGAGTATGAGAGCAAATGATCAACGTGCAATCATTGAACAGTTACTTGGCATTACTATCCTTACCGAAAAAGCAGACTTGCTGAAAGAAAAAGTTAAACAAACCAAAGATGCTATAACACAAGAGACTATGAGAATCAATGCAATCGAAACAAGTAACAAGAAAATCGAACAAAGCATACAAACTCTTGTAGGAAGACAACGTGCATGGGAAGCAAAACGCAAAGAAGATGTAAAAAAACTGCAATCTGCTATAGAAGAACTAGAAAAACTAGACATTGATGCAGAATTAGAAGCACACGACCAACTTACTAACTGGACAGAGCTGAATAATCGCATAACTAGTTTGAATAAAGAAAAAGCAACACTTGAAACAGCATTAATGCGAGCAACCAAAGGTGTTGACAAAGCAGAAAAGGATATCAAAGAACTTGACGATGCTATTTGTTACACTTGCGGTCAAACGCTTCATGCGGACAAGAAAGCGGAAATCG